ATATACGGCGAGGATATGTTTAGTGTTCTAGAACAGGCACTAGATTACTTAGCAACCATTGACACTAAAGGAGATAAAGAATATGTCGCATAACCTAGAAATGATAGACGGAACAGCTAGTTTCTTTGCTAACAATGTGCCTGCTTGGCATAACTTGGGCGTTGTAGTAGATGGGGCACAGACGTGGGAAGAGGCTATCAAGTTAGCAAGAATGGATTATACTGTTTCTAAGCATAATCTGCTTAACCCTTTTACTCAAGAACCTATTGCGGATGTCTTTGGTATATTTCGTGATGATAATCATACTATGCTAGGAACGGTCGGCAGTAGATATGAGACTATACAGAATGAGTTCATGTTCTCGTTTATGGATAGTGTGCTAGATGCTGATGGCAAAGCACATTACGAGACTGCTGGTGTTCTAGGATTAGGTGAGCGTATCTTTGTTGTAGCAAACCTATCTACTGAGCACGATGTGCTCGGTAGTGGTGATAAGCATAAGGCTTATTTGGTTGGTGTAGGTTCACACGATGGTAGTATGAGCCAAAGGTTCTTCACTAGCGATGTTAGAGTAGTGTGCAACAATACACTAAACATAGCCCTTAGTAAGGCTAAAGGTTCTGGTGTATCAGTTCGGCATACTGCTAATGCAGAAGCTAGGCTTAATAGCAAACTGCAAGACCTTAAAGCATTTAGGGAGGGGTTCTTCACAACTATGGAGAAGTTAGACTTCCTAGCCCAAAGGAAGATTAACACTAGAGATTTCACAGAAATCACCAATGAGTTGTTTGGCATAGACTCTTATGAGGATGCCTCTACTCGTAAGAAGAATAGTATTGAAGTAGTGAGAATGCTACTAGAGCAGAATGATAGGAATGCTTTTCCCGAATTTAGAGGAACTGCATATAACCTGCTTAATGCTGTTACTGAGTATAATGACCATTACAAAGAAGTTAGGCGAACTAGCGGTAGAGGAATGGTAGCAGAGGAAGTATTACGTAGTGATAATACTATGTTTGGCACCTCATCTGATGATAAGAGCAATGCTCTTGATGTCATACTCAAGAAGTGTGAGAATAATGCTACTATCAATGGTAGCAAGAGTTATTCGATGTCCAATGCTGGTGTTTTGGATAGCATAATTTCTAGGATGTAAAGCATTACTATCAGTTAGACTTGCCCGAACCTTGGTTCGGGCATTTTTGTTTATGTATTTACTCATTATCCTGTTTAAGAGTGCATTATTATTGGAAGATGGCGTAACACTATCATTGTTAAGCATAGCTAGATAGCTTACTAGTTTATTTTGTTGGTAGGTTGGATAGTTTTGGTAGTTAGCTTACTAAGTAATCGTAGGATAGATAGTTAGCTTACTAACAAAAAGGGTAAAAATAATGCTTGACAAATTGAATAAAGCGTGAGATAATAGGTTCTGTTAGTTGAATGGGTTCGGCGTAGCTACCTTCGATGCTACGCAAGTAGTCATTATCGCCCAAGAAAGGGCAAGGAAAATAGTAATGAGCAAGACAGTAAAGGTTGCGAACAAGGTTATGGGTTCTGACGGGGTTGTCCGCGATGATTCAACGGGCAATGCAGGAATCATCACAGGTTTCAAAATTGAGCGGAATCTGCCCGTTCCAACGGCACGTCAACGGGGTCGCTGGGCTTTCCTCGCAGATACGCAAGTTGGTGATTCATTCTTCATTAACGGGCGTGATGAGGCAGCGAAGAATACGGCTCGACAAGCCTATCAGGCCGCTCTCAAGTCATACGGCAAGAAGATGCTCACTCGCTTGGCTATCGGCTCTGCGGATAGCGGATACGAAGGGCAGGAAGGCATCCAATGCTTCATCGCAGGGCTAGTTGAATAGCTAGCCAACTAGCTAGCTAGAGAAAGGGCATCCCGAAAGGGATGCCCTTTTTCTGTATCTAGCCTGATTATGAGTGCCATAATCAATGCTAATGGATTAAGCGAATACAGGCTGTTTACGGGCTTGAATTACCAAAGGTATGGGTAAGGCAGGGGGAATGGATTGCGATGCCTTTAAGGGGCGCTACTGACGCGGGATTGGGATTCGTGCAAAAGAAAAAGGGCGACATTTAGTCGCCCTTGTCACTTGGTTTCGGGTGTCGTTAGTAAGCATCCTCGTCATACTCTTCCAAGTCATCAAAGCTAGGAATCGCATTGAGTATCCGCGATGCCTCTTCCATTTCCATCCGTTCTATGCTGTCCAATTCGCTGTAATCGTAGTAGTAGTAGTCGTTCATTTTCCTTGTTAGCTAGTATGCCGTCTAGCTATGCTTTCGTTTGATGCCTCGTAACCTGTTGCCAACCTTAATACACCCAGATACTACTTGTCAAATGAAAAATTCTAATCAAGGTTATCAGTAAAATTCATTGCTTACGAACTTGACAAGTAATCCTGACTGTGCTAGTCGAACAGCTATAAGGGATACTGATGAGTGCCATAAAAATTACTGCCATCAGATATACTTATAGGTGATTAGTATAGGTATAAGGGGGACTGATAGTAAAGATATTAGTGTAGCTTACTTATTAGTTAGTAAGATTCATTACTTTAGGGCTTGACAAGTGTAGGCTCGTGCAGTAGGGGGCGGGGGCAATCAGACCCCCCGTATCCACCACATCCTGTGTTGGGGTGGTGGCAGGTGGTAGAAAATATGCATATTTTTTGGTAAATAAAGTGATAGTTGACTAATTATTACAGCCCCCTGTAATACAAGTAATCTCCTCTAATCTCGCCCCCTGTAATACAAGATGTAATACAACAAGATAATCTTCTGTAATACAAGGTTCCCCTAGTAATCTAGTATGCAATATCTTATGATTAAAAAAGATATTTTGGATACTTTTTCTCTCTACTTTGCCCACTATAATCTATAATGTTGCCCCCATGTAATCTAGTATAACAATCTAGTATAACAATCTAGTGTAATATGGAGATTTACGCCAGTAAATCTCCTTTGTGAACTTGTGCTAGTATGAAATATACCTATAATCTAGTATCCCTGTAATCTAGTGAATTTTTACCGGCATTTTTACCTGTTTTGCGGAGACCATACTAATGGTCTCTATTATTATGGCACTTGTCTGACTAATGCTCCCCCCATGTAATATAAGATTACTCCCCCCTCATTACATATAGTTAGTCAATAATAGTAGGCAAAAAAATATTCCCTATAGGGAATATTTTTTATTAACTTAGACTTCACCATTTGTCTTATGGGGTTCTAATGTTCTAATTAATAATCTTTATTAATCTTTGCCCCCTATATTATTATCATTCGGATTAAATGAAATTGGAAATAGCTAGCTAGTGATTTTTCATTTAGGAGAGTTAGCTAAATCTAGACACACTACTCCCTTTGGGGGAGTAGGTGCTGAATCATCATTCATGGATACGATTCGTTAGCTACCACTTAAGAGAGGCTGGCAAAATCTCGCGACCAAATCCAGTATTAAGGTCTGCTCTCTATCATCTTTAACTTCATTTACCACCACCTAATAGATTTTCTCTCTATCCTTATCTAAGCGGCTCACACATTACAAATGGCACTCTCAACTTAGAAGGTGTTTTATCAAGGGTAACGAACCTATCAAAGATGCCCTTTCAGACCACTGCTCTACGAGAGAAGCAGTATCTAAAATATAGACCTAATAAAAAATTCTGTCAAGTATTTTGCAGAATTTTTTCCAGAGGTGTATAATCCCGTTTACCAGTCGATTAACAAATATTGTGACTGAGGGAGAATTTTTATTAAAATGAGCAAAGAATGGTCTAATCTGGCAAAGATAGTATATGCTAGAACTTATAGTAGAGAACTGGAGAATGGTGCAAAAGAGACTTGGGAGCAGACAGTAGATAGAGTAGTAGAAGGGAATATTGGTGCTTATAGAGGCACTGGTCTATTGGATGATAACGAAGAAGAAAGGCTGAAATATTTTCTACTACATAGAAAAGCTATGCCAGCAGGTAGAGGACTATGGTTTTCTGGTGCTGATAGACAAAAGGATTTGAAAGCATCTGCTCTTACTAATTGTTATGTGTTAAATTCTGAGGATTGGAATAATTTCCCACTTGCAATGGATTTACTAATGCTGGGCGGTGGAGTAGGTATGACAGTGGAACATAAGTACACTTCCAAATTGCCTAGAATAAAAAGGAATGTAGTAATAACTAATAAAGAGACCAATGATGCAGATTTTATTGTTCCAGATAGCAGAGAAGGTTGGGTCAAGTTATTAAAGAGAGTATTGAAGAGTTATTTTGAGACTGGAGAGAGTTTTTCATACTCTTGTATCCTTATACGAGGCAGGGGCGAGGTTATTAAGGGTTTTGGTGGCAAAGCTAGTGGTAAGGTTCCCCTTATAGACTTCATTACGAAATTAGCAAAGCTTCTTGATGCTAAAGCTGGTAAAAGACTTCATCCTATAGATGTTGCAGATATTGTTTGTATGATTGGTGAAGTTGTGGTGGCAGGTAATAATAGGCGAAGTGCGATTTTGATTCAAGGAGACCCATTTGACAAGGAATTCTTAAAAGCTAAAAGATGGGATTTAGGAATGTATCCTAGTTACAGAGCTATGGCTAACTTTAGTGTTAATTGTAATGATGTGGACGATTTGCATCCTTTATTCTGGAAAACATACGAACACGGCGAACCTTTTGGTATTGTTAACATAGACCTAGCCAATAAGTATGGAAGGATTGGGGAATTAAAGAAGGATAATGCTATTGCCGCCAATCCTTGTGCAGAGCAGTTATTGCCTAACTATGGTGCTTGTAATTTAACAGAACTTGTTCTTGGTAATATGGACTCAGAAGAAGAATTATATGAAGCCGCTAGGTTAATGTATAGATATGCTAAACGAGTATCTTTAGAAGGGTATATACAGAAACCACTAGATGATGAGGTCATAAGAAGCAGACGTGTTGGTGTTGGTATCACAGGTTGTTTACAGTCTTACCTGTTCAATAAGGATACTCTTGATAAGGCATATAAGATAATTCAGGAAGAGGATAAGAAGTATTCCAAAGAATTAGGTGTCAATGAATCTATAAGACTTACTACTACCAAACCTTCTGGCTCAATTTCTCTTGTAGCAGATGTTACAGCAGGTATTCACCCTGCTTATTCTGAGTATTATATTCGCAGAGTAAGATTTGATGCAGGTGATAGTTTAATTGATAGATTAAAGGAAGCTGGGCACTATATAGAACCTGCTGAGAATTTTCCTGATACATTGGTAGTTGATTTTCCTTGTAGGTCTCCAAAAGGTACTCCAGTAGCCGATAAGGACTGGGGAATAGAGAAACAACTAGAAGTTGTTACTAATTCTACGCAGTGGTGGTCTGATAGTGCAGTATCCGTAACAGTGTATTATAAGAAAGATGAGATACCATTTATAAAAGAATGGCTAAGAGATAATATAGGAAAAGTAAAAAGTATCTCTTTCTTATGTCATAGTGAACATGGATTCAAACAAGCTCCATATGAAGCAATAACTAAAGAGCAATATGATATGCTGAATTCCAAGATTTCTCCTATTGACTTTAGTGATATTAGTCTAGGCAGTTTAGAATCTATGGAATGTGAGGGTGGTGCTTGTCCTGTTAAATAAAGTATTGCTTCTTTACTAAAGATATATTAATCTATATAGAGGGTTTTCCCTTGACAGATTAGTTCGAGTTTGATATTATCTAAATTGCTCACACACTAACTTCCTAAATAGACCATCCTTGTTAGTGGGGATGGTCTCCTTTATTTATATGGCATTTACATATAGACGCAGATATTCTACAGACAGTGAGGGTAATCTAACAAAATTATCTAGTGATGAAGATACTCCTAAGTTTGGTGGCGATAAAGATACTTCAACAAGAGAAAGAGTAGTAGTGCCTCTTGATACTCCACCACCACCGCTTATTACTGCTAAACAGGGACAGTTTAGTGGACTTGTTCCTATTCCTAAACTCTATAATGAGGACGGAAGTCTTAATAAGCATTATGACACTTCTATAGTGTCAGATATGCTTTCTGGAATAAATATTGGTGGCAAAGCAGCTTCTGGTGGTGATTCTTTACGTCAGCTTGCAGGGCAGATAGGTGGTTTACTAGGCGGCATATTTAGTAAGAATATTGCTGGAAAGCAGAAATTTAGTAATGATATGCAGTTAGCTAATGCTATTAATGAGGCTGAATTTGCTAAGACCAATGCTCAAGTAAGAGTAGAAGTGCAACAGCAGACCTTAGCATTGAAGCAACAGGCAGAAGCAAGGAAACAAGAGTGGAATAACTACAAAATATATGTTGGAAATGCTAAAACAAGAGCAGATAAGTTAAAAGCTATACAGACTGCATATAATAATACTACTGACCCAGATAATAAAAGAGCAATGCAAACTGAATGGGAAGAGTTATCTGGTATGACTCTTCCTAATCCTGATAAGTTTGGAAAGATGCCAGACTATGATTTTCGTGAATCTAATGGATTCTTTATAGCTATTGATAAAGATACAGGAGTTGCTTCATATGTGACAGATGCACAAACTGGTAAGAAAATGGTTTCGATGTCTCCAGATGAGCAGTTAAGGGCTGTAAAGACTTATTTAGACATAAAGGACTCCTCAGTAGATGTAGGTTCTATTTTGCAGAGAGCAAAAGCCTATATGAGTACTATCCCTAATATTACTGAAAAGAACTACACAAATGTTCTAATGCAACTTGTAAGAGTGATGAAAGAGCATGGAAACTCTGATTATAGGGGGCAGATTATTATTAATGACGGTACTGGGGATAATAGGGTGATTTCCTTACCAGAAGCAGTTAATATCGGCTTACAATCCAATAACATTAACACTAACACTAACACTAATGCACAAATAGTAGATAATTCTCAGTTTATGTCAAAAGAAGCTGGAGATTATAATAATCCAAATGCAGGGAAAGTAACGGATGCTGCTAGTGGAATTATATATGTGAAACCAACAGGCTCTACTTATCAAGAAAATAGCCCTGCTATGGTTAAATATGAAGGAGATAATACTATCTATCCTGATGGCACTATTATTCCTACCAGTAATACACAAGCGAATCAAGTAAAGAAAAAAGAGACCTATGGTGTATCGAACATAACTCTAAAATTAGGACAGGATTGGTATAATGCTACAGATTTTGCTACATTACAAGATGGTAGTAAAGTTGCATTAGTTAGAGCTAATAATTTCTCTCCCGAAGAATCCAAGAAAGTACAGGAAGGTGAAAAGAGGTCAAATGTTAATATTGGCAATAACCAGAAAGGTACTGTTATCAAGATAAATGGAGTGATATATATTGTGATTCCGCAAGAATAATCAAAATATGGAAGAAGATGAAGGGCTGTTAAGCCAGAATTTTGCACCTGTAGAGAATAGCACTGATGATGGTGGTATTATTGCTGTTGAGCAACAGGATGATGATAAAAAGAAAAAGAAGCCAACTATTCATACAGATGGTATAAATCTTCCTGAGCAGACCAAACAAGATATTCTGGCTCCTAATAGAACTGGAGAAGTACAGATACACAACAATGGCTTTGATGCTACTCCTGAATTGAAAAAGGAGCTTAGTGTTGGATATGGCTCTTCTGTTGAATTAACTGGTGAAACAGAGATTTTACCAGAAACAAAAGAGCAAAGACAGCAAAGGAGAGCCAGAACCCAGATAATCAATAATCCAGTTAATAAGATAGAACTTACTCCTGACCAAAAAGCACAGCAAGAAAAAGAGGCAGAAGAGCTATACTGGAAATCTTTTTCGTCTGCATTAGAAAAGAAAGGAAGGGGACAGGCTAGTGAAAAAGACTTAAAGGTAGTATCTTCTTCGGAAGCCTCAATGAGGGCTAACTATCTGAAGTATAGAGCCGAAGCAATGCAGAAGGCAGTTGAAAAGGGAGCATCTGAAAAGGATTTACAAGTTATGTTTCCAGATTCCATTACTGTTGGCAGGCAAAGTGATGGTTATGCTGTAGATAGGAACGCAGGGCAAAAAGTAGTGGCAAATCCTGCATCTGAAACCGTGTTTCCGAGTGATAATCCCCAAGATTATTCTAAATCTGGTATTCCTCTTGTATTTGGTAGTTCTTCTATCTTTAGAATCTCTGACTTACAAGGAAAGAGTGATGCTGATATACGCAGACAAGGTGCGGCTCTTCATATTCTAGGAAAGTTCAATGAAGAAGAAGCCCCAAAGATATTGCAGATTGCAGAAGAAGTAGCTGGTAATGAGAATCTTTGGGTGATATATGACAAAGACGGTAAACAGGTTCCTGTATCTTCATCTTCTCAGCTATTCAAAGATAATCAAGTAATGTTTGATTCTACTTCTACTGATGCTTACGTTAAGTATCAAGATAAAAATAGTAATCTGGATATGATTGGTTATGCTCTGAGAATGGCTGGTGGAGATAAGGAGAAAGCTAAGAAAGCATATGTAGCTATACAGGATTTTCTTTCAGAAAGAAAAGAAGAATTAAAGAAGAATATTGCTATCTATGAAGAAGCAAAAGCCACAGGCAATGTAACATTAGAACAAAAAGCATCTGTTACTCTTAATAATACTTTTTCTCTGCTATCAGATTATAAGGATTATTTAGTGGTAGAAAGTGGATTACGGGAGAAATTATCCAGTATATTTGGTAAAGATAACTTTGGTGATTCAGAGTTTGCAGAATTCAAAGCTAATCCAAAGGTTGGTGCTGTTCCTATACCTTTGTCTCCAGAACAACAGAAAAACCATGATGCTTTAAAAGCATTAACACAAAGTATCTCATATGCAGATTCAATGCGTATGAAAATGATGCTGTCTGGAATGTCTGAGATTGGGGATGTTTCGTGGTCAGCTTCTCTAACATTATTGGATAGACTATTTCCTCAATGGGAAATCAAGAAATATGTTCCATCTACTATTCAAGCAGGAACAGCAGTTGGAAAATTTGGAGTAGCTGTAGGAATTGGGGCAGTAACTGGTGGAACTGGAGCAACAGCTTTTATAACTGCTGATATAGCAGATTCAATGAAATATAGGAAGCCAGATGAATTCAATAAGGCAGTACTAATAACTGCTTTATCTGGTGGACTAGGAAGAGCAGTTGGAGCCGCAGAGCCTCTTATTGGCAAGACTGCTACATCTGCAACACAGCTTGGTATTGGTGCAGCCTCTACTGGTGCTATGTATAACATTAATGCAGATATGTTCAAGAATTCAGATGGTTCTACCAATTATGGAGCTTTTGTTCAAAATCTGTTATTAGACTTAGGTGGTATGGGTTTTGATATAGCTGGCACTGGAAAAGCTATAGCAGGAAAATTCAAAAAACCTAATGAGATATTTGAAGGATTTAATCTAATGCTCAAGGATTCCGAGACTGGAAAGTATATGGGATTCGTTCTTAATAAAGAAACTGGAGTATTAGAGAATAGGATTGTATCTTCTGCTGATGCTGAGAAATGGATGAATACTCAGAAGCAGAATAACAGGCAGTTTATACTACAGGAAGTAGAATCTGGAAAATTTGATAGAATTTTGTCAGAGACTGGTAGTATTCCATTTAGAGAAAGGCTAAAGATAGTATTACAAGGCAATAATCCAGAAAAAGTAGCAAATGACAGAAAAGCTCAAACACAGGAAACAGTAGTAAAAGATGCTAGAATTAGGGAAAAGATAAAGACTGATAGCGAAGGCAATGAATACCTTGATGTTACTTCACGAAATCCACAGCTTGCGTATGATGATGAAGGAAATCTAGTACCAGCTAAATCAAATGTAACTGTAGGAAAAAGGCTGCAAGAATCGTTGCCAGAGGCAGACTCTGAAAGAGTGTATCCAGCATTGAAGATAATGTATGATACAGATGCTCCTTTGAATGAGAATTCTAGTCTTTTAAAAGGTGATGATAGGGTCGCCACCACTATTGAAGATTTGAAGCAACGAGGATTCATAAATTCTGACGAGAATGGCAACCTAAAGATAACTCAAGAAGGAAGAAGGTTCGTAGAACAATTATCAGATGTAAGTAATAAGTTTAGCGAATCTATAGATATTGCTAAGAATAAATATGGTACAAAGACCACTGCTAAAATAACAAAGGATATAAAGGCTGATATGGACGGGAATCAGTTTTGGAATCCAAAACAGATTGAGGAGTCCTATACTATTCAAGATTTAAGTGATATGCCGCAAAAGCAAAGGGATGCTCTTGCCACTAAAACGGCTTTAGGGGGCTTAAAATTCAATCCTGATACTGGCATACTCGAAAACACAGATTTTACCAGAGAATACAATGAGATTAAATACAATTTTGGTAAGAAGGGCTATGAGAATGCTAGGTCACTAGATTTAGTAAAGGCTATAAATGAAGGTAAGAAAAAAGAGATTGATACTGCTACTAAGAATCTGATTAAATATAAGAACCTTGAATACAATCCAGAGAATATACAGGCTGTTAGGGATGAAGCACAAGAAAGAGTAAATAGGATAAAGGAATTCGGAGAAGTATCTAAAGACAGGATAGTAAAGATACCATATTTTGATTTAAGTAATAAAGAGCCTGAATTGGTAGAACCAGTAAGTGAAGTAGTACAACCTAGTTCATTAAAAGCAGAACCAGTAAACACTCCTATACCATTAGATGATATGCCAGTATATCGTCGTTCTCAAAAGGATGATATTGTATTGGATTTTGGTGATGGAAGAAGGCATACTTTAAGTTATAACAGGGCATTGAATGCGTGGGAAAATACTGAGAATAGTGTTATTATTCCTAATACTACATTAAGAAATAAAGTTAAAGATGGAGAAATTTCTATTATTGGCAAGGTTCCTTCTTCTTGGTTAGAAGAAAGAACTGCTACTAAAGAAGGATATAAAGCACAATCCAGTGTAGTAAAAAGAACTCTGATACCAGAAGAATTAACAAGAGAAGAATCAGAAGTATTCTATAAAGATGAAGCTAATGTGGAGAATTTGGCAGTATTTGGGCATACTGCCAGACAATGGAGAGAAGCAAATGAAGGGAAGAAAGGTAATGTCAGAGATTACGCAAATGCCCATCAGCTTAATGTACTGGATGCAGTTCAGCAATTGAATACTAAGCTAATAGAGGCAAAACGTCCAAAAGATGAAAGGATGTTAAAACTGCATTTAGAAGCTCAAAGAAAATTTGCAGAGTTAGAAGCTACAGGTGCAAAACCTATAGAAGCAAGCCAAGTTGATAATGTAGTAAAAGACAGGGAAGCTAAAGCAATGGCTAAGTTATTTGACAATGCTCCTTATGATAAGATTGTTAAATTGCAAAAACAGCTAAGAAGTGGAAAGATTGCAAACGTGGCTAAAACAATTAGAGATATTGTTGGAGAAGATGCAAGTTTAGAGACTGTTAGTAAGCTATTCAAAGAAGCTCAAGCTAGGGTTCAAGCAACAGACCTTAATGTGCGAGAAATGAGATTCGTAGAGAAGTTACCAAGTAATTTTCCAAAGCCTACTTTATTACCGCTTAGTGTTCGCATAAATAATATAAAGAATTGGGCAGACCAGTCTGGTGAGATAACTACTTTAACAGGGCACAAGATTGATTTATCCAGTGATAATTGGGATAAGAGTAGTGTTCCATATTTTGAAGCATCTACTGGAGACCCTGCTACACTATACATAAATAATGGGCTATTTATGCAATTAAAATCCACAATGGGGCTGAACAACGATAGTGGAATGCTTGGATTAACAGAGAATAACCCACATAATTTTGCAAGAAGGATTGATGCATTAGCTAAATTTCTGTCAGGTCTAGACCCTAAATTTACAGAAGGATTAAAAGGTATGGCAGAGCATCTTTATAAATTGCCGAAAGATGAGCCGGTAATGTACTTATTGGTGTCACCTTCTACTAGGAATTATGGAATGTTCTCTTCTACACAAATCCACGAAAAGACACACGGGAATATCATAAAGATTACAGGGGGAGAATTACTAAAGAGTAATTCTGACCTTTTAGTGAATATATTAAATCATTCAGATGGAAAACTTTTAATAAGTAAACTTACACCAGCATATAAGGATTTTGCACATTCTGCAATAGCAGAAGAAGTTTTGGCATATGCAACAAATGCAGAAGGAGCAGAAGGATTTGTAAAGGATTACAAGTCAAAAGAAGTGCAAGATGCATTTATTAGAACATACGATAGATTATTAACGTCTGTTCGTAATGAATACGGAGAAAATGCAGAGCATGTTGTAGCAAAATATGCTAATACAGATGTATTAAAAGCAGTAGAGGAAATAAGAAATGAAAGACAAAGAATCACAGATGAGCAAAATAGACTACAAGAGATTAGCAGACGATTTGGCGATGCAGGAGAGACTGACCCAAGAGGAATTTTTAGAGTACTTAAGGAAAAGGATATTTGGGGGGGAAGTGGTATCAAACGATTCTTCGCCAGAAGATACACTCAAGATGGAAACCCATTCACTTTAACTGGTATAAAAGGGGCAGATTATTACCCTATGGTAAAATCTGGGGCAGACCCTGCGTTCAATTTCTTTGTACAGGATGTTGAAGGAAACTATGACTTAGAGTCAGAATTTCGAGCTAACATATTCAAACCATTTGAAATGTATGCTGAGTTTAATTTGATTGATACATACACTGATGATGTAGCAAAAAGCCTATTGCAAGAGTACAGCAATGATAAAAAGACCTTGCAGAGAAAGTTTCAAGAGTTAGGATTTGATGGTTCATACAATAGTAACCCAGATGTTGGTAAGTATCTTAGTCATAGAGTTACGCTTTTTGATACTCCTGCTACTAGGCAGAAGATTATGAACTCGCAGATAATTAGAGATACTGATGTTGCTACTTACGCTTTTAATGTGTTAAGGAAAGACAAAGCCCTAAATAAGTGGATTGGGACTGACCCTGCTGTTGATACAGTGAAATTTACTAGAGGAATCACTGAAAAAGTGGATACTTCTGACTTTAATAAATTTGGGCTTCATATTGGATTATTCTCTTCTCAAGATATGAAGGATGGTGTAACTCCAGTAATTACTAATGTTAAAAATCCACTTGTAATGCAGGAAGATTTACAAGGTAACTGGAAACCTCAGCGTATATTGGATTATATGCTAAAGAATAACATCATATCTATAGAAGATTTGAAGAATAAGTTTAATTTTAAGGATAATGTACTGGACTATCTACAAGGAAATCCCGAAAGGATATTCTCAGAATATAAGAGAGATAATAGAGGAAAAACATTAGAAGATATACAAGATAACTTTCGTAGTCTTACAGTTGAATTACTAGCAGATAAAGGATATGACAGCATAAAATACTTAGATGAGAAATATAACATTTCTCATCCATACAGAGATTCTCAGTACTCTACTATAGTATTAAATGATGATAATATAAAATTTGCATTAGAGCCTGAATATGCTCTTTTGCCAGATATTCAGGCTGAACTAGCCTCTAGGGATATTGGTACTACTCCACCAACATTTTCTATGTTGGATGATATTTATAATAAAGCACCAGAAGATATAACAGTGGAAGATGCTGTGGTTCTCGTAAAGACTGGTATTTTCTCTAATATAAGTGCAGAGAAATCCAGAATGCAAGACCTAAAGGCAGACCTTGATAGGTATGGATTCAAAGTTATTGAATCAGAAGGCAGATATTCTGGAGAGAATGAAGCCTCATACACTGTTATCTATAACAATCCAGATGAATCAAAGATAATTGAATATTTAGGTAAAAAGTACGACCAAGAGTCAGTGTTACACGCTAATAATGGAGAATTTAATATTGTTTACTCAAAGGATGGTTCTTATGTTAGAACGAATAAAGTTATTGTAGATAAAGCTAGTGTATCTAGTGCTGGTTCTAAATTTCAAGAACAATATGCTGGTAAGGATTTAGTTGATAGACCATACTTAAAAGCCCCCAAACCTGAATTCATTAATGAACTGGCAGATGCGTATGAATCTGCACAGCATGCCCCAGATAATCCAGATGTTCAAAAATCATACTCTGCTTTTATAGATGAGACAAATGACCAATATGATTCCATTCTAAATACTGATTTAGGTAATGGAAAGCATATTGTTATAGAGGCTTGGAATGGAGAAGGTGAGCCATATAAAAGTAGTAAAGAAATGATGTCTGATATTGAAGATAATGGACATTATTATTATCTAAAGACTGATAGTGCATACGGTAATACTACTGACCAGCAGAACTCTCAGAATGTAATGCTTAATGTGTCAAATAAAGTTGACAGTAATGGTGTTCCTTTGCTGAATAATGATGTATTTAGAATAGTACACGATTTAATGGGGCATAGTGGTAGTAAATGGCAATTTGGTATAAGAGGAGAATTCAATGCTTTCGCTAGTCATTCAGAATTATATTCAGATACTGCTTTTCCTGCTATGATGGCTGAAACTGCTATGCAGAATTCAGTTGTAGCAAAACATAATTATTCTGTAGATACTTCAAATGAATATAAATTAGCAAAATCTGCCAATGAGATTCAATTTGCAGAACAGAAGAATATAATACCTAGTCCTGAGCTAGCAGCTAAAATGAAAGCTGAGATAAATAGAGCTTATAATGAGGGAGTGCATGGAGAAACTGATGGCACACATTTAAGTCTAAAGAATGGAAACTTAAGATATGCCGCAGACTTTGATTTTAATGATGTGCATAAAGCAGATACAGCTAGGAAGATGATGATACCTACTTCTGATATTAATATTAGAAAGATGTCTGCTTCTCCCAGTGAAATATCTGATAAACAGCAAAAGTTGCAAGATGCAGATTTTGAGGCTTGGGCTAACTTGGCATCTGAAACATTAAAGTCTGGATTCTTGACACCTAATGAATTAAAGACCATTAAAGAATTGTCTGATGCAAAAGATGTGGCTAAATTAACTACATTTGTTGCTAATCTTAATAAGATGACAATCCCTGAATTAATAGTAGGATTCCAGAATTCTATGCGTCTATTAGGTATTAGTAATTTAACAAAGAATATTGTCGGTAATAGCTTAAATATTTTTGCAGAAGAATTTAGTAAAATGCCGACTTCTGTCATTGAACTAATATTATCTGGTGGTAAAGAAAGAACTACTTCAAGTTTACTACTAGACCCTCTTGATACATTAAAGTCTATTAAAGCTGGATTAAAGTTTTCTGCAAAAGAATTCAAAGAGTCAATACAGGGAAAGAATGATGGTAATATAGTTGCCTTTGAACATCCAATGTTCACACGAGAAAAGACCACTGGATATTTTATGTTAGGCGGTGTAGAAAAATTAACCAGAATAGGCTGGAAATTCCAAGCTGTTTTGGATAGACCTTTCTATAACTTTGTTTATAGAAAAATGCTGACAGAATTCCAGTTACATAGGCAAAGAGAACAGATAGAACTTGGTAATCATATAACTTTTGCACAAGCAGAGAATTACTTAAGACCACAAGACTATGATATGGCAGAAGTAGAGGCATTGAATGGCACATTTCAAGGACATAATGCTATAGCTTCTAAATATTATGGTGCTTTAGATACTGTGTCTCCTGTTACTAGAGCCTTTTTAATGAGTCAATTTCCTTATGTTAAGACTCCTCTTAATATGGTTGATAAGGTGCTCGATTATACTGGATTGTGGCAGTTAATGAAGGTGCAGAATAAGAACGCTAATATTAACAAGTTCTTTAGCTTTGTGGGAATGGTAAAGAATACGCTTAACAATGCACAAGATAGAGCTATTTTAAGTAAAGCTATCTCACAAGGTATGATAGGTGCAGGTCTTGTATATCTAGGCTATAGATTAGCACAAGCAGGATATTTAGAACCTGTTTATGATGAAACAGAAGCAAGAACTGAAAGAAATCAAATGGAAGCTAGAGGAAGCTCCTATGGTACAGTTAATATAGATGGTAAGAATGTTACTATAGACTGGATTACACCAGTTTCCTTTATGTTACTTGCTGGAGCTAGTTACCATTTTGATGGAATAAAGCAAGAAAAGAAACTAAAATCTGCACTAGATGATTTAAGTGCAGAATTAGAAAAGATTGAAGAAGGTGGCGATTCAGAGAAACTACTAAAGTTATCGTCTAAAGTAAAGCAATTAGAGGCTAATAATCCATCAACTACTACAGCTTTAAGAATGCTTATTAATCTTGGTAAAGATACTCCATTTGTATCTAATGTTATAAGTGCCAGCCAAAAAGGTGGTGCTGGCTATTTCGAGGATGCTATTCCTAAGCCATCTGACTTTGCCCCACAGTTCCTCAAAGAAATAGCCAAAACTGTAGATACAAATAAGAAGTTAGTAGCTGGAGAATCTTTCTTAGATAGAATGAAGAATGATGCTAAATCTGCTATTCCTATACTGAGAAATAGCCTACCTAATAAGTTGGATATGTTTGGGCGACCTATGGATGCTGGTTATGGATTTGATGCATTCAAGGTTCGTAATATTGATACGGACAAAGTAGTTACAGAGTTTGATAGATTAAATGTAACAATATACGATGACCCAAAAGTCATACAAGATAAAAAACTTCTGAATGATTATAGAAAATTGACCGGTAATAAGGTCTATGCATTTTTAAGCCCAATAGTTAATAGTGAAGATTACAACAAACTAAGTGATGCTAATAAGACAGCATTACTAAAGAGTACAACAGGGCTAGTAAAAAGATTTATTATGGAAGATTCAGAAAATCCAGTATTGCCTTATAAAATATCTTTGAATACTGACTTTTATAATACCCTACAAACATTAGAGGACAACAAAGATTTACCGAAGTCGTTTACTATTACCGACGAAGAAGCAGTAAGAGGTATCATACGGAATGGCATGGATGCTTCAAAATTAGATTTACAGACAATGCTGGATAAATATGGAAAGTCCCCAAAACAGCTTTCTAAGACCTTAAAGTCTATCTATTCACAGAGTTTTAATCCTTCAAAGACTAGGACACAGGAAGAAGGGCAGGCAGAATTTGAGAAATTTAAGAAAGATAAAATGACTTATATTCTTACTACACTACTATTAAAGGAAACAAAAGATGCTTCACACGATAGAAATGAAAAGTGGAGAACAGAACTTAAAGCAAAAGGTTTAAGTGATGAGAAAATAGAAAAGAAAATTAGGTCTATGTCCAGCAAACTTGGTAAAAGCAAAAAGAGCCTATACAACAAGACCAAATCTATAGTTATACAATGAGAGACCCACAAACTGATAAGGTAATTGAGTTATATGCATTATACTCTACTCCTGCTGTTATATTTAGAAGGTTGCGAGAAGAATTTGGAGATAATGCATTATCTGCTGGAACTGTTAGAAAAATAAGAGAATCTAACCATAGAGAGATAATTCAAAAAAGAGAAGAACTTTGTAAGGATATTCCCATCTTAGATGAGAAAACTAGATGGGGATATTTACAGGATATTATAGACGGTGCTATGGAAGGAGAAGTATTATATGATAGAACTGGTATTCCTATAGCCGCAAAAGTTGACAGGGCAGTGGCATTAAATGGAATAAAACTGGCTAATGACCTAGCAACTAAAGTTGGTGCTGTTAATACTGATGATGATGAATTGATGAAATCAATCATCAAAGAAGCATATGAGGAAATGAGGGGGGACAATCCAGACCTATCTAATGAGGAGATATTAAATGAGATACTTCTTTCATTGGGTGATAAGGTCAAGCCTTATGTAACAGAAATGAAGCAGGAATTATACAATGAGAACTAATACATCTGCACTACAAAAAGCAAAATATAAATTAAAGATACTTGATGCTGAAAAAGCAGACGATACAAAAAAGAAGAAAAAAGTAATCAAGCAGAATGATGAGTACTTATTAAAAGCTATTAGCTCTGCTATGCTTTGCACTGAATACATACAGCCTGAACAGACGAGGTTGAAAGAATTAATAGCAGAATATCAGAATCAGCAGGATACTGATAAGTATTGGGAAATCAAGTCTAATTACTACAAAGACCAAATAGAAATAATAGAAGAAACATATCCATTATTTTCTGCTGAGGCTAAGAGAAGAAAGAATTTGATTCAGACCATCAATAGCACAGGGCAATGGGAGATAGAAAGAGAAAAATGCAAAGAAGATACACTGTATTGGTTTGATAATTATGCTTGGACTTCTGACCCTAGAAAGGTGGGTATATGGTCTTTACCATTTATGCTATATCCTTATCAAAGAGAAGCTGTTACTTGGCTGGAAGATTTGATATTCTCCAAGAAAACATCTGGAGTTATAGAAAAAAGTCGAGACTTAGGATTTTCTTGGCTACTAATATCTCTATTTTATAAGCATTTTCAACATTCAGAGGGATTTCACGCATTAATTGGCTCTATTACTGCAAATGAATGTGATACCATTGGAGACCCTTCTAGTATGTTTGAGAAGATAAGAGAGCAGGCTAGATTACAGCCTGTAGGGCTATTGCCGTCAGGATGGGATAGGAATATATCATATATGAAGGCTATAAATCCAGTAACTAAATCCACTATAACTGGTTCCACGAGTAATGCAGATTTTGGACGTGGTGGTAGATTCTCTTGCTTAACTGGAGATACTTTGATACAAACACCAGATGGAAATAGACCAATAAAGGAGCTTGCAGAAACTGCATATCCAGAGATAATAGGAATTGATGGTAAGATAAAGAAAGTAAGAGGATACATAGTAAAGCCTAAAGAACCTGTGTACAAAGTTACTACTAGAGGTGGTTTTTCTTTAACTGGTACAAAAGACCACCCATTACTAAAAGTTAGGACTAACGGTGAGTTAGAAAAAACAGAAATTAGCAAACTAAAAGTTCACGATAAACTAAGGTTAATTACAAATACTCCAAAAGGAATTGATACTATGTCTTTAGAAACTGCAAAAATTCTAGGATACTTAGTTTCAGAAGGATATGTAGTAAGAACTGATGGAACCATACAGTTCTGTAATTCTAATAAAGAGATTGTAGAAGATTTTGATACACTGTGGAAGTCTGTGTTCCCTAACACTAATCCTCGATATACAGAAAATACTTCAATAAGCTCTATAACAGGAAAAACATCATGCTGGAAAACAATAACAATCAATAGTGTTAAAACAAGAAAATATCTTAAAGAGCTTGGACTAACATACACAAAATCAGCTTATAAAGAAATACCAGAAGCAATATTAAAAGGAACTAAAGATATAAAGATAAACTTTTTACAGTCTTTATTTGAAGGGGATGGTAGTATAGGAACCTATAATGGAAAATTTAGGGTTAGTTACTCTTCACAATCTATTAAATTATTAACACAGCTACAGATTCTTTTACTAGAATTTGGAATAATTTCTACTAAGATAACAGGTAAAAATAGAAAAGAGTTGAACTTGCACATGAATGGTTATAATGGTTTTTTATTCTGCCAACAAATAGGATTTATTAGCACTATAAAAAAATCTAAACAGCCAACAGAATTACCTGATGGTTGGAGAGTAAAACCTTTTGATGCAGAAATAATATCAATAGAAGAAGCTGGCGAAGAGATTACCTATGATTTAGAGTGTGAGGGGCATAAATTCATAGCTAATGGATTAGCTTCGCATAACTGTATCTTGTTTGATGAATTTAGTTCCTTTGAAATGGATACTGCGGCTATGACTGCTAGTTCTCAATCAAGCCCTTGTAAGATATACAATTCAACTGCTAAAGGTATGGGTAATGAATTCTATAGGCTTGCTAATAGCGGCAAGATTGAGAAGAAAACCTTCCATTGGACAGTTCACCCATATAAGACGCAGAGTTGGTACGATTACCAAAAGATTGAAATGAGTGATATACAGATTGCTCAAGAGCTTGATATAAATTATGAATCTTCCCAACACAACAAAGTATATTCAGAATATCAAGAGCATATACACGTTGTAACTAAATCAGAAGTAATTAGAGCATTACCCTCATTTGGTGATATGCACGGAAATTTTAGAATTCCTTTTGGGCATTCAATCTATATGGGGGAAGATGTAGGACAAACAGAAGAACACGCCCATATGATGCTTTGGTTTGCTACGTTAAAAGAGAATACTATAACTACAGACGGTATTGACCTATCAGGCTCTGTTCTTATATACAGAGAACTACAGCAGTCTCCTAAGTCTCCACCCAGAATATGGGCAGAGAGTATAAAAAAAGCAGAGGGAGATTTAGAGAAAAATATGGTAAGTGGTAGGTTTATTTCTCATGAAGCAGTAACAGAAGCTGAGATATATTCTGATGAATACGGATTGAATTTTATAAACTGGAAACCAGACTATACAACTGGAATTAGTAGAGTAAAAGACTATTTAGATGTTGTATTCAAAGAGAGCATTCATCCATTTAGAGAATATACAAGAAAACAAAAGTATCCAAATGCTCCCCCTATATTAGGCAGACCTCATATTTATATTGTAGTGGATGATGAACAAGGAGAACTATTATTCAATGAATCTACGAACTCTTATTCTATAATACCTGCTAAGGATAATAATGGATTTATCAGAACTAGATTTGAATTTCCATTGTATCATTATCCTCAGTCTGAATTAGGAAAAGAAGTAAAAAGAATGCGTCCCAGAAAAAAAGATGATGATGCATTAGATGTGATAAGATGTATTGCTACTGAGTGCTTCCCCCCTGTCAATAAAGAAAATAGATTTGCAAGTATTGAAAAAGAGTTGCCAAGTGGACTAAGATTAGATAGTATAAGAGAGCTACCTACTGAATCATTAGGTATGGCATTTTTACAGAGAAATCAGCAGATAAGGGAAAAGAATAAGCATTTAGAGAGTATAGGAATAAACTATAGAGACCAATTAATAAAAGATAGACTATGTTAGAACCAATAGTAAAATTATATGATAACTTCTGTGCTAGATTTAAATTTTTTAGACAATTTATAGCTGTATTACTAGAATTAAATAAAAAACTAGATGGACAAGAGAAATCTTTATATGAGTGCAAAACATCACTAGATAGTTTATCTGAGAGATTAGAAGAAATTGAATCTAAGATAGAAAAAGAATTTGTTCCGTCTGATATAGTTCCTAAAAATGCTCATACTATTATTAATAAGTACAGAGAATCATTACTAGATATAAATGAATAAAGAATTAGTGCCTTCTGAATTAGAAGATGAAAAAGATTTGATGGTTACGGAATTAGAGCCAACTGATTTAATGCAGTTTGCTCACAATATGTTTCGCCAAATTGATAACGAGAATACACAGGAAGAAGCATTACGTTTTAAGAAGTGGGCAAAGAATAGGGCATTCTACAGAGGTAATCAACGAGGATTCTGGAATAACAAATCTAAGAAATGGGAAAGCATTGACACAGATTCGCTATCTCCGTCTGATGCCTCACTGCTGGTTGTGAACAACCAGTTTAGACCACAGGTCAAGACCCTTGCAAAGGAATTCTCTAGGTCTTTGACCCGTATTAGAACCAATCCTCTGTCTGATTCACAGGATGCTACTATGGCAAGCAGATTTGCTGATGCCTTGCTGAAATATCATCAGCCTAAAGCCCTGACTGAATCACAGAGACAGATTGAGGCTAAGTATATGCTGTTATGCGGCAACTCTTTCAGATATATCTACTACAGCAAAGAAGTGCCATCAACAATGGTTGATGTCCCTGTAAAGGGTAAGAAGTTACTTCCTATGTTCGAGTACTCTGTATGCACAGAGTGTGGTTATGAATCTGATAATAAGGAAGAGGCACAATGCAAGAATTGTGGTGGCATCCTAGAGGATATAACCAGTCCAGAAAAGATAGTCGATGCAATCGTAGGATATGACAAGAAGAATGCTGGAGATATAGTCATAGAGATTGTTGACCCTGTTGAGATAAAGATGTGGGCAGGAGCCTCGTCTATGGAAGAGAGTCCATATATTCGCAGGAAAAGGCTTGTTAAGATGAACTATATCAAGAATACCTATCCTTTCTACTCTGTGGATAAATCCAGCAGGATTTCAGAACAGGGTATGAATCAATGGAAATTCTTTGATACTTCAAATGCCAAAGACCTGACAGATGATATCAGTAGCATAGTTGAGTATGACCAGTTATGGTTAGAGACCAGTTGCTATGCTGATATGACCACAGAGAAGAGTGTTAATTTTAAGGTATTCCGTAATGAGAAATGGGAGAATGTAACTATAGCAGAGAATACTCCATTCAAGGAAATATTCCCTAATGGTATGTATGTCTGCAAGGTTGGCAATGATATCCTAACTTTCTATGATGAACCCAAGAATAAGTGCTGGGTGCATATTCCATTTGATATAAGCATTGACAGTGTATGGGCAGATGGTCTTGAGGATTCAGTAATGAATCAGCAGATAATCAACGAATACACTTCTCTGTCAGTAGAGAATGTACTCTATAACGCCAGCCCCAAGTTGATACTGAACCCGTCTCTTATAAACCCTGTAACTCTTACTGGCAGACCTAGAGATATTGTGCTGATGTCTGATAATGCTAGGCGAGAACCACCTCGCAATGCTGTTCATCAGCTACAAGGTATGAACCTTACATCAGAGGTGCAGTTTGGTATAGAAGCGAGTAAGAGGGATATGCGAGAGCAAACTGGTGCATTACTTGCCTTTAATGGACAAGGAGACCCAAATGTGCAAACTGCTACTGGTATGAGCATAGCCCGTGATTCAGCATTGGCTCTTATTGCCACTCCATTAGCTATACGTTCAGAAAAAGACCTAATAACTGGAAAGAAGATATTGCAACTTGTAAAAGAGAACTGGTTTGATAACAAGTATAGATTCCTATTAGGCAAATACAACGAATCAGAAGCTAATGCTTTCAAAAAGACCATATTGGATGAGACCATCAATCTGTATGTAGAGCCATACTCTTGGATGCCTCAGACCAATTTTGAAAGACTAGAGAATCTGGGGGCATATCTTACTGCATTTGGATTGCCTTTAGGATTCTTGAATCCTAATATACCAGATAGTGTTAGAGAATATGCAGGTCAACTTTATAATATACCTTTTAGTTTTGATGAATTAGCCCCAGATAGAAGAATTGCACAAAAAAGAATTGATAAGGCTAAAGAATATGTAGCTAAATCATTATTTGCTGTACAAGTAGAAGGCACAAAATTGATACAAGCTGGTTCTCCAGAAAGTGCTACTGCTTTGTTCTCATTTACTGCTAAAACCATAGCAGATTTAATGTCTATAGAAGAAGATATTGATAATCATCCAGTATTTATAGATGTTTATATTAAATGGCTAAAAACTGATGAAGGACAGAATGCTCACCCTATATTTAGAGAAGCTGTTAAAATGGTAATAGCTGACCACAGGATGTTCTTACAAATGCAAAGAGGAGAATCTGCTGAGAATGAAGCTATTATGAATGGCGGCATACCACCTCAAATGAATGGAATGCAGGGGGCTTGGAATGCCAAGACCACTGCTGATTCACCATTTGCTTCCCCCAGAGCAGGAGAAGTACAAGACTATTCAGACAATAAAGATAATAAGATTTAAGTAAAAATAATAGCTTGACAAGTACTACTATTTATGCTACTTATATAATTGGCATAGTGATAGATGCAACCTAGACAAAGCAACTATGCTAAGTCTAAAGATGCAGGATGCAACCCTGATAAAGCAATCAAGAGACAACTAAGTATGTTTGACAACGAAGAAGAGATAGTTAATGAAGAAGTAGCACTAGATGAACTAGATAGCGAAAATAGTAAAGATGATTCTACTAAAGTAATTGAAGAATCAAAGGAAGAAAAAGAAGAGAAAGAAGAATTAAGCTCCATAGAGAATCTCAGGAATGAGTATAAATCCTTAAAAAAGGATTTAGAGACATATAAATCGTCTCATAAATTCATAACTGATAACTTTGGTGATACAGAGACTGCTTCTCAAGCAAAGCAACTGTTTGATAGCTTTTCGGGTTCCGATTTTGATGAGAATACTTTCTTATCATATATAAAGGAATTAAGCCCACAACGTACTGATAAGTTGGTAGAAACATTAGCTACAGAACGTGCGAAGAATATAGCAGATGCTAAAGTCAAAGAATTGTTCGGTGGAAGTTATTCACCAGAAGAATTGAAGCTCTTTAAGGAATTCAAAGAATCTGGATATGGTCTGGCGGCATCAGATGATGTACCAGACGAATTTAGATTTAATGAAGATGGTTCCCCAAAATCTGAAAAAGAAATAGAGTTTTTACGAAATTTATACGGTCGAGTAAAATCTATAGAATCAGAAAGGGAAACAGAAAGACAGGAACTTCAAAGGATTCGTGAACAAGAAAAGGCTTCTGCTATTCAACGAGAAGTAGATAATTTTGCCAATAGTAGATTAGCTATTCTTGAAAAAGAATATGATAATCTTGGACTTAATTATATAGAAGGAGATTCAGCAGAGACAAAAAGCAAGAAAGAAGCTATTAAAGCATTTATAACACACGGTGTTATTGGTTCTTTCTTAGCTGACCCTACTGCTAACTCTAACTATGAAGCGGCACTAAATCATATCAGGAATAAAGAACCTCTCTTAGCTAAAAGATATGAAGCTAGGATTGAATCACAGCTACTAGATATTGTGCGTTCTGACCATATTCTGAACTTCTTAAAAACTGTAACTACTCATAATGAAAATCCAGAATCACGACCAGAAATTTCAACCTCTGGCAATTCTGGTGTTAAGGATACTACTACAACCACTGGTAGAGTGACTGCAAATGATATTGCAGAAACACTTATCAGGTCTGGCAAAGTAAGACCTTAATTAGATAAAATTATGGCTTTGAATAATGCTGAACTGTCAGTTGTTCTTGAGGAAATCAATGATAAACAGGTAGCAGATACTGTTAATAGGTCTGCTGTTCTTCGTAATCTTCTTGGCAAGGCTGACGATATTAATGGTAGGGGTGTGAATGTTTTTGCTAAGGTTAGTGATAACTATGCCCTTAAATGGTTTGGGGAAGGTGGTGTTTACCCTGTTGGTGGAAACTCCAGCCGTGTGAAAATGACTGCAAACTACGCACGTCTTGCTGTCTCTAGTCAGGTTACTCGCGACGTTCTTGAAGGGGCAGATAACAAAGCAATCATCAATGTTATTTCTGAGGAAATCATGGATGACACTCTTTCTGCTGTTAAGGAGCTTTCACAGCAACTCTATGGTAATGGTTCTGGTGTGAAGGCTATTGTTGCATCTTCGGATGGTTCTGGAAACGTGACCTTCCGTTCTGGTGCATCTGATGTTACTCCAGATAATGCCAACTATGGCAACGCATATGGAACCTATCTTATTAAGAAGAATGCTCGATATAACTTTATTTCAGGTGATGGTTCTGTTGACCGCGACGCTGGTACAGGTGGTACTCAGACAGTAGCAGTTGGCACTAAGTTGCAAGGTACGGCAGGTGCTACTGTATTTACTCCGACTGGCATAACATCTGGTACTGTTGCCGCTTTTGGTGCAGAGCCTGTAGCTGGTTATACTTTAGCAGATGGTGATATGTTAGTATATGAGGATTCATATGGTATCTCAGTTAATGGGCTGGATTATCATATTGATTCTGGTACTGGCACTTATCAGAATGTTTCCCGTAATACGTATAATTCACTTAGATGCTATACTCTGAATGCGTCTAATGGGGCTTTATCTGTTGCTTTCCTATATAAGTTAGTTAATCAGGCTAAGTATCTTCGTAATCAGGATATTCTTGATGAGGATTATGTAATCATTTCTAGCCCTGCTATGGCTCATCAGTATCAGCTGTTAGCAGACCTCTCCACTTCTGGTGTTGGCGGTAAGACAACTCTTGATGCTATGCCTAATGGGGGTAAGTTAGACTATGGTTTCCGTTATCTGTCATTTAATGGACTTAAGTGGATTGAGGATTCTGCGGCTCCCCCGACGACTCTGTATATTATACTTCCCTCGAAGTTTAAGATTCACGAGTTCAAGCCTCTTAGCCCTGTGCTAGGTGGTGATGGTGGATTTGCTCCTGTTCCTGCCTTTACCTCTGCTGGTAGTGGTAGCTACACGGATAATGCTGTTTATACTATGACTTGGAAGGGGCAGTTAGTTACTAACGACCCTGCAAAGGCTGGTCTTAAGATTTATAATCTTGCTACTGCTGGTCTTGCACTTCCGACGAATGGTTTCTCACTTAGCTAGTTAGACTGGGAGAGTTCATAACTGGACTCTCCCTTTACAAACACAACATGGACGTAAAAGTATTTGATACTAAAGGGGTAGATATAGACCAATCTGAATTAAAGATGTCTGAACTACCCCTTATTGATTCTTCAATAGAAGAAATCATTACAGAAGCTGGTGGTAAAACAGGAGACTATCCTAATGTTAGGATAGTTTCAGGACTCGACCCAAATATCACTGAATTCATTGGGGGCAAAGAATGGCGTGTTTACGCTTTTCGTGAGCATTATCATAAGACTGTGTATCTTTATACTGAAGCTGGAAAAGAGACCAAAATCCTCACTGAGAAGGAAGCAGGAATTATCACAAATAGTAAAAAGCACAAGGGTATCATTATCCCCAAAAAGATAACAGATGTAGTAGAACGAGGAATTCCTAGATACTTTGTAGAAATTTATAGACCTGCTGAACATTTTGGCTCAGAAGAACAATGGAATAAAATTCGCTATGACAAGGATGAGAATGATAATTGGATTGACCTGATGGGGGATTTCCCACACGAAGGAAGATATGAGACTTGGTTCTGTATAGAAGAAGCTGTAGAAGATAAAGATGGTAAAGTTATCAAAACTAGATTCAAAGAGATAGACGATGTTGCTTTATCATTTATCCTGCAAAAAATCGAAGAAGTAAAGCAGAATAAACTTTCTATGGCAGAACGCCATATACAGATGCTGGAAGAAGAGAACAAAGAAAAACAAGTAGAAGTAGAGAAAGCTAAAGAGAACATAAAGGATATTGTAGCTGACCGTATTGATAGAATCACAGGTACTGTTAAATCCTATATGTCCAAATAAAATTATGAGTACGACAGGAATAGTTGCTAAACAGACAAATAAAACAAAACATTACAGTGAAAATGCTAGAAGGTATATCTTTTACCCACTGCATAATATTAACCTATCTGGTTCACAGTCAACCAGCCCAGTATGGAATCCTCATATCTTAAAGGGCAGATTTATGCTACTAGAGCCATGTGAATATATTACACAAGTTATTGATGGTGAGTCGCAACATAATGGAATTCAGCTAGGAGAGCGAGTAATGGGCACTGATGCACAAGTTGCATTTCTAATGGGTGATTCATCAGGCTCTGGTTTTATGGAAAAAGGTATGACCTATCTTTCTTCTTTGACCGATATGAATCCTAATATTGCAACAGAGATAGAAGAATTGGTGCTACCAAGTAAAGATGGAGCAGTGTATATTCCAAATAGTTTATTAGAATTTAAGGATTTAGTAGCAAAAAAGAATTACAAAGATTCTCCTCTTACTGAGAAAGCAGAAGAAGTTAGAGCAGAAGTCTTAAAAGGGATTGACACTTCTATAGCTTATTGTAATAGTTTCATTAACACAGTAGAGTCAGAAATCACTAATGCAAGACTTGGAAAACATGGTTTAATGAATATCACAGCAAACCATAAGTACTATTACGACGCTATTAATAAGCCTTATCTTGATGATAGGGAAGGAGTAAATTCTGGTAATCAAATCGCTAACGCACTCGCCCCCCTTGTTAATCTGATTAACAAATCTGCTACAGATGATAGCGGCGATGAATTAATTGATTTGAAATCACAGGTTGAATTGCTAAAGACTAGGCTTAAGGACACAGAAAAAGAACGTGATGGTCTCAAGACCCTAATTGAAAATGAAGAATAAATTTTTAGATATGACCCCAATAAATGGGAGAATCTTAATTCGTGTTTTAGAGGATGAAATCGAAGAATATGGTGGTAATATTGTGTTGACTCAATCTGCTTCTAAAGAAAGAACACAATATGCAGTCATAGAAAAAGTGAACAAAGAATCAGAATTGAAAGAAGGTAATATTGTGGTATTCCCACTTCACACTGGAGCTATCTTTCAAACTGGCAGTATGTATGATAATGAAAGAACTGAGTATAGGGTCATTAAAGAATCCGATTTACTTGGAGTAATTTATGATAGTTAGAGATGTGTTAGCATCAACATATACATTATTAGATAATGCTACAGAAGAGGAATTAGAACCTGCTGTAGCATTAGAATTTTTTGCTTCATTAATATCTATGATGAAGTATGAGCAGGTCTTTGGCAATCTTGATGATATAATCACCAAAGATTCTGTTACATTCTCTGATACTACTGGTATCGTTACTAATAATCTTACGGATTTTGGTGATGTAGTTTATCTAAGTCTAAATAATAATGCTCTGAACGAATGCCCTGTATCAATGCTAGACCTTTATAGGGATTCAAGCCTGCAACGTGTTGCATTTTGGACAGATGCTACAACTTCCACTAAGTATATCCAACTAGCTATTCCAGAAACTGGCACTTTAGATATATGGTATGAGCCATTTACTACAGTAGATAGGTATGGGGATGCCACATTGGATTTACATGAATCATTACGGTGGTGTATAGCTGGCAGATTGGCTGAAATGTGTTTGCCGTATGTTAAATACAAAAATGTTTACAAGATACAGAACAAGCCCCAATTAGCACAAACATTAGCTAAACAAGCATTTGACTGGAAACAGATATATCTAGAAAAAGTAAATAGAATTGGTACTAATAGACCTTTTACACGACTTCCCTTTAGAGCCTATTAAATATGAGCAGAGCTATTTTAACAACTGTAAGAAGGATAGTATATGACAATCTTGGTGTAACTGACCAAGCATTAGGATATGGCAACCTCATATCTAATCAAAGGTATCTATCAGGATACATAGATGATGCTATAGCACAGGCTGATATTTGGATAACTAAATTGTTGTTTACTAATAAACAAGATAATCTTTTAAGGGAATTATACTCAACTTCAGTAGTAACTTCAGGTGATACAATTCCTCAGAATTACGGAATTGTAGAAATATCCTATGATGATGGTCTAGGTGTATTCAAACGAGCACAAGAAATAGATTTTGATACTTACGAAAGACTAGCGGAAAATGGTATTTATACAGCCTATATTCTTGGGCATTATACTATACACGATAATAAATTATATGGTTTGAATGGAGCCAATGATTTCTCACTAACTTATATTGATTTGACTCACCCTTCTACTTTATCTACATTAAAATCCCCTGCTGGATTTGAATCAGTGTTATCTAGCTTAGCTTCTGCTATACTACTTATGAAAAGGAATGATAATCCTTCTCAAGCACAATTCTACTTAAATATAGTACGAGAATTCTTACAGCAGTATATGCTACCAGAGAACAATGTTCCACAGATGGTTGATATTATTTCACAATGACAGATACAGAATTGATACAATATGTTGAACTAAGGATTGGTGGAGGTGAACATCGCACTGGCATAATGAGAGCAATGATACTAGCTGTAAGTGTTCTGGCATTAGCAGACCTAGCTAAATTGTTGATAAGTAGCAGTGATTCATTATCTGAAAAATTAACTGTTTCTCTTACTAACCAAACTTGGGCTAATTCTGCATTTCCAGCCCCCAGCAATATGCTGTTCTTTGGGCAAAAAGATTCCACAAGATTATCTATTGGTAATACATTAGCATATCAAGTAAAAGATAGGAAGAAATTAGATATGTCATCTGGGCAAACTAATATTTATTATGCATTAGACGGAAAGACCTTCTATATAAAGAGTAGTACTGCAACAAGTGGTAACGATTTGAATATCTCATACTACAAGATTCCAACATTAGCAGATATAGATGAAGAACTAAGAAATGTATTCATTGATTTAGTAGTATCAAGATTAGTTCCTCAACCAGCAAAAAAGAATGAATAAAAATAATCTCATACAAAAAGTAGCAAGTATAGCTGGAAGAGATATAGATGGTGATACAGTTCACCTTATAGAATCGTACATTCCTTCTGCACTAAATAAGGTTTGTGGTCTGATTGCAGAGAATAGACCAGTAGGTCATGAGTTTCTTTTTAGTAAACAAACATTCTTAGTAACTACTTTAGGCTTAGTATCAGGACAAAATTCATATAGAGTATTTCAAGAAAGTCAGGCAAATCCAAGATTCATAATGACCCCAGAGATACATCAAGTTGAATTCTCATTTGGAACAGATTCTGCTGGTATTGAAGCCCAATCAAGTAGAAGAGCCTATAGAGTAGGCTCATTTGATGCATTAAGGCTGGCAGAAGAGCACAGGCAGATATACTACTATGTACAAGATGAGAATATTATATTTGCCGCACCTAGTACTATAGATGTTTGGAATGTTGCAAATAGTGCATCATTAATTATCAATCATTATATATATGCTACTATTGATACTTTTCCAGAGGTATTAGAGGAATACTTATTAAAAGAATTAGTGTCTATGATGCCTAGTGAATTAACAAGAAAACAACAGGAAGAAATCAATAAATGAATACATTCTCTTATAAAGACTTCGCAAGAAATGAAATTAAGCTGGCTCTTGGAATATTAAAAAGACAGCCAGATAATCTCCTACAGCAAGATAGGCTATGTTTTTGGTATATGAAACTAGACGAATGGGATAAAGCCAAACAGCATGCTGTTTCTCCGAAAATGAAAGTAATATTTGAACAGAATGAAAGAGAATATCTCAATAAGTTATCCTAAAGGATATATAAATTCTGGAAATGCTATAAATGCCCCAGAAGGCTGTTTAATATCCCCATCCAGCAATATAATATTCACAAAAGAAGGTTTAGCAGTTTCAAGAAAATTCAATAAGCTGATAAGTTCTGTAGCATTAGAAGGTGGTACTAGAGCCTTTGCATTAGATGATGGTCTAGTTGGATTAATGGGCAATAATGCTACCACAGAAAAAGCAAATGGTAATCTTCTTCTTGGCAGTAATAAAGACCTTTGGTTCACTGGTAATAATCTAGCTAACTGTGTAAGAGTCTGGGATAAATTCACTTCTTTTCTTCCTATCGGCGGTACTAAGCAAATAGAATCTGTAAAGATTAATTTTTCTTCAACACCACTTTCTGGTTCTGCAACTCTTGATATAACAGTAACAAGTGCTAATCTGACTTCTTCACCAATACTGGTATCCACTCCTATTACTCCAGCAGATACGACTACTACAGTTGCAAAGAAGATAGCTGATGCTATGAGGGGGGACAGTGAAATAGATGAATCATTTTACTGTTATAGTCTAACTGACACTGTATATTTACAAGATAAGACCACAAGAGCAAATGACGCTACTCTTAATATTGAGATAACACAATCTTTGCCTGTTGGATTCACTGATATTACTACCTCAACAGATACACAGTCAGGTAGTATAGATTATAGTGCAGATTTATCTACTACTCCGCAAGTATGCAAATATACAGGAAGTGGCTGGAATAATCCAGTTCAAGTTGGTATGGCTCCAGAAGAAGGAACTCCTACAGTAGCACTAACTACTACAAGTACGATGGGGGCAGAGTTCTCAGGTATAATCACAGGTAGCACAAGCGTCAGGGTTGCTAGGAAGAGAGAGGGCATCATAAGCAATGCAAGCCCCAAGTCAGAAGTAGTTACAGGAGACGGTAATTCTGTCTATATAACTATTCCACTTTATACGGAGGACGGCTCAGAACTAGAGGATAGGGAATGGGTGTTATACCTAACACCGCTTGGAAGAGGCTCTCAGGATGCACATCTTATGTTTCCTATCTATCTGAAAGAGACAGTCATATCTGGATATGAGGGTGATACATACTTTGAATCCAAAGGGCAAGCAAAGATAAAGCTAATATCAGCTAGTAGCACAAGTCAGGCTAGTAGGATTGTAGAAGTAGAATACCAAGAGAATGACCTATATCTGCTTAATATCTTTGATGATTACTATCCTCTTGGAGCATCAAAATTCGTTCAGCATATGGGTAACGTGTCTTGTGGAATAGGCACAGGAACCAATCAAACTGGCTTTGATGTATCTTATCCTAATAACAGACAAGCCTTCCCCCCTACTTGGAGAGATTGGTTCAGAGAAGTGCCAGTATCGGTATCTTCTAGCACAGAGTTTGGAATCCTATGGATTCTAGGCTCATATACTACATATCAAGCTATATGGACTGGTGCTACCCAAGAAACCGCACCTATTATTATAAAAGAAATAAGCAGTAAATATGGGGCTATTGGGGAAGGTGCTAGCATTGCTGTCAATGGTGTTCTATATCTGGTCTCTAAGGGCAAGATACCCGTCAGAATCAGTCCTAATGGAGATATTGATGACTCGTTTGGAAAATCTGTTATCTCTCATTTTTCTTCATTTGATGATACTACGGAGCTTGGATATGATGAAGAGCTAAATACAATATTCTTCATTAAAGGAAATTCAGGAATAGGATTTCAAATTGATAATGGAATATGGACAGCCCCCTGTACCCTAACAGCCACTGATAATGTATTATCTACTTTCTCAATGGATGGTAAAATGCACTATTGTGGTTACAATGCTACAGATGGCATTTATACTTATAAGTTTGACTCAGATGATAATATTGCTAACTCCATAACGTGGAATGCAACATCTAGTTTTTATGTTGGAAATAATGGTGTTAACTTGAAAGATATAGTAGAGATACGAATGATTATACACTCTCCAGCAACAGACACATTAACAATAAAATCCTATAGAGATTTTAATAATTCTAGTGTGTATAAAACCTTATTTTCCCATATACTTACAGGAACAGGTACAAAGATAACTATTCGTAAACTCTTGGAATCCTTAGATTATGAATCTTTGGCTCTATCAGTAGAAGGCACTAAATTCAGGCAAACAATCTATTCAATACTTACAACAATAGATAATCATTTCATTGAACCAACACAATAATTATGCTATCAGGCAGAGTAATAGATGATACTGTAAATATAGCTCAACTGCGAGAATTGGAGAGGCGTATCTCTATATTGAATAGTGATGTTAACACATTAAGGTATGCTTCTGGAGATACAAATGATACTACATCAACTCTTCCAGCCCTAAATAATTTCCTTAACAATACAGATTATATCTATTCAGACCAAAATTACAATTCATCATCCTATACAGATGATGAATTTGTACTAGCAGAATGGTATGTTAAATCACAAGCAAGTAGCAGTGCTTATGTTAAAAACACTACTGTAACAGAATCCCCAGATTCAATTACAACCTCTGGGCATTCTTCACCTTCTACTGGTGCTGTATGGGAAACTACTACTGGTTCAGTTCTTTTAACTGGTGGATATAAGATAGCCTCTAAATTGCCCTCTAAGAATGCTAATGCTGGTTCATATCTAGCTGTTAGTATGAATCTAGCAAGAGTCACAGGAGCTACTATAGCGTCAAACTTAAAATGTAAAGTTAGCATATTTGATAATACTTCCTTAACAATTCTAACTGGTACTAAACCACCACTTACTTCATCTAAGAACGGTAGTCATTCAGGTGGTACAGTTACAAGGCAATATATTTTAGAAGTTGTTATGCCAGATGGTAGGAAATTCTACTCAGATACTTCTTCTTTTACAACTGGTCAAAATCAAGTAGTATCTTCTGTATCAGTAATCAATCCAGATAGTAATAATACGGTCTCGATATCTTGGGATAGAATACTTGGAGCTAGTCGTTATAATGTATATCGTAGAACACCTTCTGAAACAGATACTCAATGGTATCTCATTAGTTCAATCACAAATGGTAATCCTCAAGCTATTGATACTGGTGGTATAGGTGGCGGTGTATGGATTATTCCAACTTTTGATAATGATAATAAGGAGTATGCTAGAGCAGAAGCATTCTACGATGACTTAGGGTCACTATTCACATCCGATAATGATGTTAATAACATCAGTCTGGGCATCAGAGTACCATCTAACTTTGTAATAAATGGTGAACAATTCGTTGTTATAGAGTTCTTAAAATCCGATTATACCAACACTACTACTACAGAAATATCTACTAGTGGTCTAAGAATAGATAGGGTAGGTATAAGCTACACAAATGGTAGATGGACACCTTCTGCTAAAGATATGTCTTTGAATCCTAATCCTACTGGAAATCCTAATCCATTACCTTCTGGTGGTGGGTCTGGCACTAACCCACCTTCTGGTGGTGCAGGAAATACTTGTGTTGAACAAACAACACCTATATTAGTTTGGTCTGATGACGGAAATCATTATTATGCTCCTGCTAATTCTCTAGTAATAGGGGATAGATTAGTATCTTGGAATGGTAAAAATATCGTGCCATCTAAGATACAGAATGTTATACGAGGAATATCTAGGAATGTATTTATATTACATTATAAAGACAAAGAAATAGTATCTAGTTTCTCACATAGGTACATAAAAGATATAGATGATTTTGATTCTGGCACTAGAATAACTTTAGCACTAGATAAAGTATTAGGCATATGTGACGATTTTGAAACATTAACTAATTATTCTATAGATAGCATAGAAACCATGAATACTCTAGCAACAGTAATAACATTCTCGTTATCTGTTAGAAACTATATAGCAAATGGAATATTCTGTCACAACTATAAACCATATATGGAACCAGAATAAAATGCTAGACATTTTACTTTCTATATGCTAAACTATTTTCGCTAGAAATTAATCTAGCTAACTAACATTATGTCATTTGGTGGAAAATCACGAAGAGAAGCACAGCAAGCACAAGTAGAAGCTCTAAGACGGCAGAATGCCATATTAGACCAGCAAAATGCTTGGGCACAAGAATATAGGAGAAACTTTGATACCAGAAATGCTGGTATTATTTCTTTGCAGAAAAGTACACAAAACTGGTTAAATAGATATGAAAAGGGGGCTGATGTGTCAACTCTGAATCCTGCTAGAGTGATGGCTAATCAGCAAGCCGCAGACCAAGTAGTTAATACTATGAGGACTGCAAGTAAACTAGGTGACAGACAGTTAGGTGGTGATGCAGATTATCAAGCAAAGTTAAATGCAGTATCTACTAGTAGAATTGGACAAGGATTAGCTAGACTAAATGAAGCTGGTCTTGTTAATGAGCTGAACTCAAGACGAGGAATATTGATGGATACATCAGCATATCTTGCTAGTGATGAAAGAGCAGGGTTTGGATTGGGTAGTGAGGTATTTAATATGTCTAATGCTATTTTCCAGAATGCTACTACAAGAAGGCAAATGGAAATGCAAAGGAGTCAGTTAGCAATGGGAATGTTTACTAGTCTATTATCAGGTGGATTAGCAGGGTTCAGTTCGGTTATGAGTGCTGGGGCTTCTGGTGGCTGGTGGGGTAGTGCTAGTGGTGGTGGTAGTAGTGGTGGTAACTAACTAGCTAACTAACTAACTAACTGTATGATAGACTTAAATACTGTAATAACTCTTACTAATGGTTATGTAACATTAGATAAACTAAACCCAAAGCAATTCATTTATTCTCAGAATGAAGAAAAAAAGACTTGGTTAGATAGTATAGAATATGGTACTATGAATGGAATACTTGTTGAAACCAAGTATTATATGATTATATCAAGTAAAGACCAGTTATTTAGCAAAGATAATACAAGTATCAAATGTAGTGACATTAGGGTAGGTGATTTACTAGATACCTCTGATGGTCTTGATGAAGTAATTGATATTACAAATTTGAACCAGCCAATAGAAATGGCTAAATTAAAGACTATCGGCACTTTTATCGCCAATGGGTTTACAATAAAATAAATGCCAAGCCTAAATTACGCACAAACAGCAGTAGCCACAGTTTCAGATAGGGTATTGTGCAATCCTAATGCTACTAGGATGTCAATTATAATCCAAGCAGTATCACAGGATACTACACTACATAGTTCACCTTCTGGTAATGTTTTTGTATTGAAAGAAGGTAATACTGTGGAGTTTGAGAGAAATGATGCTTTTGATATAAGTGGGAAGATCACTTGTGATCTAGTAAATGGTTCTTCATTGAAAGCATCATCAGACGAAAATATAAATAATTCCCAAGTAGTAAAAGTAGCATCAGCAGGAACTGCTGCTGCTAATGGCTATTATGAAAATAAAGGATTCCATCCTAAATATGGTACTCCATATTATGAGAAATCAGATGATACTGATTACATAATCTATAGAGCTTCTACATCTTGGGTACTAAAAAAAGTATCAACAGATGCTTCACTATACTCACTTGCTAATGCAACTAACTCAGACATAACTGTTGAATATCCAAGTGGTATTGCCCCCGTTTGGTCTCTTGGATCTGGTTCTAATCCAGTTCCTACTGTAACAACTACTTAAACAAAATGAAGATAATAAACCAAAATACATCTAGTGGTGGTGGGGGAAGCTACACAAATGAAGAAGCACAAGATGCAGTTGGAAATATACTAATAGATACTGCTGAGATAGATCTTACCTATGATGATGCCACTCCTAAGATCACGGCAGACATCAAGGTAACGTCGGTGGCTGAATCTAAGCTCTTGTTATCTGACAATACAACAGGAAATGTATCCATCACTAAGCACGGCTTCGTTCCTAAAGGAACCAACACAGGGACTGCCTTCTTACGTGATGATGGAACGTGGGCAGTTCCAGCAGGTGGTGGCGGTAGTTACACAGATGAAGATGCTCAAGATGCTATCGGCACAATACTAACTGATACTGCTGAAATAGATCTCACTTACAATGATGCCACTCCATCAATTACAGCCGACATCAAAGCAGCATCTGTAGCTGAATCCAAGTTATCATTGTCTGACAATACGACAGGGAACTTCTCGACTGCTAAGCACGGTTTTGTGCCGAAGGGGACGAACGTAGGGAATTTCCTAAAAGATGATGGAACGTGGGCATTGCCATCAGGCGGTGGTGGTGGTGATATGCTTGGGGCGAACAACCTTAGTGATGTGGCAAATGCCGCGACCGCGAGGACGAATCTTAGTCTAGGTAATGTCGATAACACGTCAGATACTACGAAGAATTCTGCTACGGCTACGCTTACGAATAAGACGATTGCGTTCGGCTCGAACACGGTCTCAGGCACAAAGGCTCAATTCGACACGGCTTGCACGGATGATAATTTCGTTGGTGCGAGTGCTCTTGATACGGATGGAACTCTCGCAGCAAACTCTGATACTAAGATAGCTACACAAAAAGCTGTAAAGACCTATGTAGATGCAGGAGGGCTTACTTCAAATTCTCAATCTGGCACTACTTACACAATAGCAGTAGGTGATAAAGGACACGAAATTAGGGCTACTAATGCTTCTGCTAAGACTATTACTATTCCTGCAACGGCGACACTAGGTACAGATTTTATTTGTACAGTAATGAATATGGGTGCTGGTGCTTTGACCTTAGCTCCTGATGCAGGTGTCACGTTGCGTAAGAACATTTGGAAGCTGGGACAGTATAAGAGAGCGATAATTACAGCAATAGGTGCAAATGAGTATCTTATAGATGCTGATGAACCTGATCCTATTATTGCTTTAACAGATGGAACAAACATAGCAACAGATTGTGCATTAGGACAAAGATTCAGGGTCACTCTTGGTGGTAACAGGACTTTGGACAATCCAACGAATCCGCAAGATGGCTATCAATATGTGTGGGAGATCCTACAAGACGGCACAGGAAGCAGGACGCTATCATTAGGGGGAAAGTTTGTGTTTGGGACGGATATTACAGGATTGACGCTCACGACAACAGCAAGTAAACGCGACTTCATAACAGCGATATACAACTTAGCCTCAGATAAATTTTGCATAGTAGGGGTAAGTAGAGGTTACTAATTATGGCAGACATCAAAACAGCATACGGAAGTTCAACAGGGATCACTTGCACGATGGCATCATTGGCATCAGGCTCGGCCAGACAATCTACTGCAGTAGATAATGGAACCAATAAGTTCGTGGACGCATTGGTGAACGTGTCTGCCCGAACTAATGGAACTGCTCCTTCTGGTGAGAAGGCGGTCTATGTATATGCCTATGGCTCAGAGGACGGCACGAACTACTCAGGTGAAGCATCGGGGTCAGACGCGGCATATACGATGGCATCTCCGACCAATCTGATCTTGCTTGGGCGTATTGAATGTCCTTCGGCCTCGACTACCTATAAAGGAGTATTTTCGGTAGCTCCTGCTTTTGGTGGCAGACTGCCAAGAAAATGGGGTCTGGTAATTCAGAACGCGACAGGTAACGCTCTCGACGCTACGGAAGCAAATCATCAAAAGACGTATTCGGGTGTTTACTACACGAGTGCCTAAGTAACCTATGTCAGTATTTTTAGCAACAGAAAGCGGTGCTTATATCAACTGCGGCAGGAACTCTTCCGTAGATACTATGGGTGTAGGCACAATGGCAGGATGGGTCAGAGTATTATCTTGGTCTCCAGAAGGGAATTACTTTGCTTTGATAAACAAAGGAAACCCAAACTATTCATCTTACAATGCCATAGATTTTATGCCATTTGCTCCAGATAATGGAAAGTTGGATTGTCTTATAAACAGAGCAACGACGGATTGGAATCTTCGTTCTGCTGACTTGATAGTAAGACTAAATGAATGGGCATTTGTAGCAAAGACTTGGAATCTCAGCCTTACGGCTTCTGAACAGCATTTATATTATGGCAGACAGAACTCTGCAGTTAGAGAACCAGCCTATGCAATAAGAGATCTGGGGTCGGGCACTCAAGTAAGTGAATCAACAATGCCTGTTGGGATAGGAAACTTCGGATCTCCAAATGCTTTGGAATACTACGATGGTGGATCAAACAGAGAGATACAATGGGTAGGTATGTGGCCTCGTCAACTTAGTAGAGGTGAGTTGGATGTAGTAAGACGAGAGACTATGCAGAAGTTGATACGGCCTCGTGGTGCTGTCCTTTATACCTATCTAGGCAACAGTAGTGGCATACAGCCTGATCTGAGTGGTAATGGTCTGCACGGAACGATGGGGACAACCAATTCTTCTGCTCCTAGAATCGGAAGAACTTTTCCAAACTATTCAAGTGATCTATCTAGCATATTGGCAGGAGCAACGGCAGGTGGATCACCACCACCTAGTGAGACAGATGGTATGTTCTTTTCGGCAGTCTAAGGTATGGCATCAACAGTTACAGTACAACCTAATACCAGCTATCAGACATTTATGGGATGGGAAGCTACGGCACAAGCAGGACACCAATATAAAACAGTGTCTGGCGTAACGAGCTATGAATGGCCTTCCTCGACGTATCCGAATTATAAAGATGATCTGCTGTCAGCGATGCTGGATGTCGGCATCAATGCATTGAGATTGGAAGTAAATGTAGCGGATGTGAACGCTACGGGATACGATGATAGTTCCAACAATGCCGCTATTCAGCCTTCGACGGCAAGTGCAGGTCAATGGCATTATGACCGTATCGTGTCAGCGATGGACGACATAGTAGTGCCCTACAAGGCGATGCTTGAGGCTCAAGGTGAAACTCTCACTCTCAATCTCTGTATAGTAGATTTTCGGCAAACGGGATACACATTGGAAAGCACTCCGAGTGAGTATTCTTTCTTCGTCAAGCAGATAGTAGATAAGATCTATAACACTTATGGGATCACTGTCGATTATATAGAAGCTATCCTTGAACCCGATAATGGATCACAGGCGAGTTATTGGACGGCTTCCCGAATTGCCAACAATATCGTTCAGGCTGATGATGATCTAGTAAATGCCGGATATACCATACAATGGAAGTGCCCAAGCGTTACCAGCGTTGCGAATGGAACTACGTGGTATGGGAATATTAAATCGGCAAACGCTTCTGTAACGGACAAGATCACGGAAGTCAGTTACCACAGATACTCAGGAACCAATACTGATGTTGCAAATCTACAATCAGCAGCATTTATTGATGGAAAGACAACAGCGATGTTGGAGTATATTGGAGCAGGAGCTGATATGCTTATTGATGATCTGACAATCGGGCGTAATTCCTCGTGGCAACAATACACTATAGCCTTTCCTGCTGATGCAGATCCTCAGAATGATAACGGTGCTCAATACTTCATAGTCAGCACAACGTCTTGGGCAGTAACATTAGGAGCGAGAACGAAATACTTACGCCATTTCTTCAAATACATCCGCAAAGGTGCGGTGATGAAAGGTGTGAATAATTCAAATGTCGCAAAAGGCTTTCCATTTCAGAATGCTAACGGGACTTATGTAGTGCCGATTAGAACTACGGTAAATGAGGTTATAACAGTCTCAGGGCTTCCTGCCGGAACCTATGGGATACGTTATACAACTACTACATCAGACCAGATAGAACCGAGTGCGTATGACCAAGCATTGGCGAATCAGACGATAACGGCAGGGCAGGATGTGGTATTCACGATGCCGAACGCAGGATTTGCGACCGTGTATGATATTACGTATATGGACAATGCTCTACCGAGTGGACGCGGAGCTAAATTAGTATTATTCAAATAAAATTATGAAAAAATGGTTTAAATTTGCTTTGATAGTGGTATTTTTAGTACCACTATTTGTTATTTCTTGTGACCAATTCAACGGTAATAAGAAGATATGGAGAAGCCTAGACCTTATGGGCATACCTGCTGATAATGCAAGGTTTAATCAAGAATTTATTACACCAAGAGGAGTAAAGATAAAGTCTGTTTCGGATATACCTATCAATATTCTTATCTTAACAGATGTTGGTATTACTAATCAGCTTACTAGAATCACTTTTGCTCATCCTGACTGGAATCATTTCACTAATCCGAATGACTACTCAGTACTCGTTATTGAGCCTATGGTAACGAATAGAGACGGTTCCCCAGCCATTAAGGTAAAAGGTATCCAGTCGGCAGGAACAGTAATAGGATTAACTTGGGCACCAACTTGGAAGGATGGAAAGTATTCTTTGACAGGAACAGGTATTGATAGACCTTATATTGTTGTGCCATCCCAAGAAGCTGTCCAATGGAGATATACAGACTATTGGATGCGTTCCATATGGCACGAATCAGAGCATGTAAGAGAAGGAATGAATGATTGGAATGACTTTCTTAATCATCTTGGAGCAAATGATATACATCCACATTATCCGTAAAAATGACAGATAGCGAAAGAGATTCATTGATTGCTAGTTATAATAGCAAATTAACTAATAACGATAATAAGATTGGCAGTGCTGAGTTCTTAAAGGATTTAATAGCTATAGTTGAGAAAAATTCAAACAGCAGTAGCAGTAGTGTACCAGAAAAAATCATAATAATTCATTCCGATGCTGGAGCTAACTACACTCTTACTAATTCTCCCTTAACGGAAAGATTTGCAGTTAATAGTACTAGAAACTTATTCTTAGTAGATTTAACAGGCTATACAGAAGTTAGAATGAAAATGAACTTGCAAACTGCATCTGCTTCTGCTAACTCTCCTAAATTTAGAGCAAAGTATAGAATAGGATATGGAACCTCTGTAGGAGCATTCTTACAGTTAGGTGACATTTCTCAAGTAGAAGTGTCACTTTCCACCAAAGGATATTTAGATACTGGCTGGATTTCTCTAGCCCCCCTTGCTAGAGTAGATGACGTATGTATAGGCTTTACTGAGTTAGGGGGCGATGGTGTAGCAGACCCTGCATTTGGACACTCTGCAATACTATTTAGGTAACTCATTATAATGCCTGCTTACTATCTAATAATCCTATCACAGTACCAACCTTTTTGTTCTTAATAGTGTTGTATTTAACTATCATAACAAGCGGAATCATTAGCTGGTATAAATAATGCTTTAACTATAGTATAATCTATAACAATCGGAGTGCCACTATTAACAGTAACAACATCTCCAGTACAAAGCTCTAAATCTTGCAAAGTAGTTCCTATACCATAACTCTCTAGGTAATCAGCTACTTCATCCTTATTGAATCCATCAAATAATACTCCTCTTAGCTGTTTACCTATAAAAAGTTTCTCACTCATTGCTACTAAATCTACAATAAGACATATCTATTCAGACCACCAATTATACCCAGAATCATCAGAATATCTAGGAACTTCCAACAACTCTCCCAACAATTTTGCAAACTCTTCGTGTCCAGTAAGCTTGCAACATCCACAACCTTCTGTACGGATGTAAGATGAAACAGCTTCCCTTATATCACTTATTCTTTGTTCATATTCTGCTATTATGTACTTTTTCATTTTAACAGTCATACAGCACCTCATCAATGAATTTCTCAACTGGACAAGGCTCTGATGCTTCATGTCTATGCTTAATGCTATGATGTAGCTTTCGGCATTCAATCGTAGTGTAGGACAAGGCTTTCTCCAAGTCCTTTATTCTCTTCCGCATCTTCTTTATTTGCTCATTAGTTAATCTCATTAGTTAATCTCATTAGTAATCTTCTGTCTGGTAGCGTAGGTAGGACTCGAACCTACACGTTCTCTAGAACTCCAGATTTTAAGTCTGGTGCGGCTACCAATTACGCCACTACGCCAGAAATATAAAGGTGGGTGGGGAGAACTGACTTCTCCCAAGAAGGATACATAGTAGTCATTAAATATTGAATCCCTCAGCCAAAGCTCCGCTAGTGAAACGGTTCACAAGCCATTACTGGCTTGGCGAGCACTACCCCTAGCTCTGCACATTACAGCCCATGTAAGACTGCATTTCTGTCACACCCAGGTAGAGATGCCTCTCTACCTGTTTCGTCTGTCCTCCCAAGACTTCTTTACGTTATCTGATAAGGACAAAATTTGTAAATTTCCTAATTCATAGTGTTTATCAGGATTTATTCTATCGACTGATGCACTACTCAAATTAAATTTTTCAACCCACTTATTAAGCTCAGGAACAGCCCACTTTACAAACTCTTCTTTAGTCAAGAGATTTTTAATTTGTGTATAAGAAGGTCTCGTTCCCTCTTTATCTTCCGCTCTGCGGTTGATTCCGTCCCACATTTGAAGTGCTTTACCTTTAATACTACCTCTGAAATATTTTTGTCGAACAGTCCTACAAAGTTTACACTCACTTCGGTAGTGCTCATAAATCTTTGTTTTGTATTCTTTTTTGACAATAGAAAATTCCGTTAAAGGTAATTGTTTTGCACATTTAACACATTTTTTCATTTACTTGCCTCTGCAAGATATTTTGAAAATATCAACTTCAATAATCAGGATTGTACCACAGGCAAAGATTTTTGTCAAGGCATTTTTTACTGACTTTCACCAACTATTCCAAGATAAGTGTCATTATCTATTAGCACAACTGTTATTATCTTTTGGTCATTTGTGGTCATATGTAAATACACAGTATTAATAAATGGCTCCCATTGAGTATGAGGAACTGACAAACAACCTTCACTCCAAGTAACACCAGCAGTAGTAGGATTAATTCCACCTTTATGTATATTGATATAAGAACAAGTGGATTTCTTACCATTCCTAGTACAAGGTAGAACCACACCTTCTGGATAAGACCTTAATGCATTGTACTTATTCTTATGCCTGCCTTTGTAAAACCTATAAATACCTGTGTCTAACATTGCCAAATCCCTTCCCCCCTTATTAACAAAGCTAGGGTCTGTATTAAAATTATAGGATTCAAATACATTTTTACCATATACAAATATGGCATCATCATAAAGATTTATATCATTCCCATCTGTATTACCCATAGATTTAGAGTAGTATCCTCTGATTGCTAAAAGTGCAATATCCTTATCAGCATCTACTTTATAATGGTCAAGAATCTTCTTAACAGATTCTTTTTCTAATTTTGGTCTAGTTTTTGGTATGTATCTCATAATTCTTTTCACCTATTTTAGTATAATTCTTTTCACCTATTTCAGTATAGAACTTCTTCTGTATAAAATCAATAATATTCTCATCTGAATTAATCAATACTATCTTTTTATCTTTATTGATGCACTGTAGTTTATGCACACTCTTCCAATCTCTTAGTAATACAACACAGCTATCATTATATTGTTTAATGTCAGTAAAAGTATCCAACAATTTGCTAGAAAATTTCTTTTTCCCTATTCTAACAAATAGAATCAAATCATCAGGAAATAAGGAAAGCTCATTATTAACCCATCCAATAGGTATTCTATTTTTAATAGAATACCAAAATAATTCACATCTTTGCTTTATTTTGCTCTGTAAAGCAATATTAGGATAAACAAAAGTAATAAAGGGGTTTGGATATGCTATATTCCCATCATTATCTACTATATCCTCATTATAGAATACAAAGTAAGCATAATCTGCTCCAGAAACCAATAGCTGATATTGAATCTGTAAATAATAGTTGTTGGGTACTTCTTTATTTGCCAAATATCCTAAGAATACTTTTTCCGATGGAGATTTTATCTCTATAATAGAATTAGATTTAGCATCATATCCATCTAACGAAACTCTTAAATATGGGCACTGCTCATTCTCCATACACAAAGGAGTATAATCTGTCTCCAAAATACTGTTTACCTTATCTCTGATTAAAGGCTCAAGACGCTTACCGCGTTGAATATGCTCATTATTTAACTGCACAGCCCTTGTATAGCCCAGACGTTGCTCCCATAAGGTTCTGATGGTTCTATCAAACACGGGGGCAGAGTCCATTAGAATAGCAACATCAGAGCTTCCTATGCCCTTATTACGCCATTCCAGCCATTCATCTGTGTCTTGTTCTATATTTATTATATAAGCCATTTTATTCACCTATAATATTGATGGGAGTTATATACTTCATATTGTGGATTTGCTCATTCGCCCTCCGCTTGTCGCTCTCGCCATTTTCGAGCGGCTATGCGGAATGGGGAATTAGCGTTGCATTCCTTGCACTCGCAATCGCCATCGTGAGCACGAACCATTACGCACGGCTCCAAATGTGGGCCGCAAATATACGAACATCCTTTTTCCTTGTGTGGATAATTCAGGATGCGATTTATTACTTTTTCAGGTGATTGTGTAGCCATTTAACCTCCTATCAATCATAATGCTTATTTCTCCCAAACATCTGAAACCTTAGCTTCAACTACCAACTTAACTTTAGGTAAGAATTTCTTACCTGCTTCTTCCATTATCTTAGAAAGCATCTTTGATGCTTCTGCTACATCTTCATCATAAAATTCTCCTAATAGCTCATCATGTATAGAGAGTAACAGACCAGAAGAAGAATCTCCATTCTTATACTCTAACCACTGTTTATCAAATTCTACAGTAGCATCTTTAATCATTTCCGCAGAAATAGATTGTGGATAAAAATTAGCGGCTTGTCTTTTTATCCCATTTATCTTACCTTTATACTCTTTCTCAGAAGCTACTACGGCTTCCTGCATAAGAGCAGACCATTCCTTCTCTGTAACAGAATCCCATAATCTTTTCTCTTTCTTCTCTAAAGTATTTATTACTTCTTTCTCTATCTCCTGTAATGACTTTCTTTTAGGCATAGAAAAATACCTACGCCTGCCAGCAGGATTAATAGCATACAACTGCCGTATCCCCTTATCTTCTAACTTATCTAGTAACTTTTTTATGTTTGGATAAACAGTGAAGAATCTCTCAATGAACTGCTCTGCTACCTTATAGTCGCAATGAAACTTCTTAGACAGTCCATAGGATGATAAGCCATAAGCAAGCCCGTATGTAATGGTCTTTACATAATCTCTAAAAGTCTTTACCCAATCCGTATCTCTGGTCTTAGAAACCAATTCAGATAAATAGAAGTTAGCCTCAAATCTATCTCTTGCTAATTGAAAATCATCTAACTGTTTACTGCTAATATCCTCACCTTTCTTTAGAGATACTAATGTCTCGTAGTCACAATTTAGGAACTTACTCATTGTAAAACAGTGTATGTCCTTATCTGAATTGATTGCATCCAGCAGAACATTCTCATTAGAATCATGAGCAATAATAACAAGCTCAATACCAGCAAAGTCTGCATCTACGAACTTCATTCCTTCCTGTGCTTTGAACAATGCTCTGAACTCTTTTGCTTCGTTAGTTCTTGCTGGAATTTGCTGTAAGTTGGGATTAACAGAATTACCAGTAATAGTAATCAAATCACCTTGTCTCATAATCCACGTTCCAAACTTAGTAGTGGGACACCATACATCTTCATGATTCTCATACTCCCAAATCTTATTAACAGCAGTATATGGAGAATGACATAAAGTTACTCTATCTGACACATTATGTTCTAACTTATTTTCACCATTGTAATGCTTACCAACTCCAATACGACCATTATGTTGTAAATAAGTAGCCAATAATGCATGTTCTCTAGTCACTGTTCTAGCTTGTGTCCATTGCCAACCTTTCTTACTACCTATTTTAGTAGGTGAAGTATTATGACCGTCTGCTAATAAGAATCCTAGTACAAAAGTATCTACCTGCTGTTTACTCATTCTTGTTATCAGCTTGGAATAATCAGTGGCATATTTTTCAGTTGAAAACACATTAAAATCAATAGAACTGTAAGCTCCGTTTGTATATGGAGCATTCATTACTACTCTATGACCATATTTTATATCTTTAGCTTCTACTAAAGATTCTTTTGGGATATAACTCTGACACGAATCCTGTGTATGACCTTTAACAATTACCCATCTATGATTATCTGTACATCTAAATCTTCTAGTATCTAATCCAAATGAACCTACTGGAACATTTGAATACTTAGCTTTACTCAATAATGGAGTCCACACTTGTATTCTACTCTCCATATCATAAGCCAATATTTCCTCTCCTAATACTAGTTCATCATAACTTTTCCATCCATCTCTAGTTAATGCAGTAGTTGTCATTGGAACACAACTCATACGCCCAGAAACAGTGCCATTCTGTCTATATTCACAATGAATCTTACCAGTATGCTGATTTAATTTCTCATCAATCTCACAGAACTCAGCTAACTTCTTAAATTTTCTATATTCAACTAAAGTAGCAATAACAGTATGTAATGCTATATTATCTTCCAACCACTCTTTACTTGTAGTAGTTAGTTCAAATCCTAGTGCTTCGCATAGTGCCATCCTCAATTTAAGGGCACTAGCAAGATTGAACACATCATCTAACTGGGGGGGCGAGGAGTAAGGTTTTAGTTTATTACTATCCTCTACCGCCTGTTTAGCTTTACCCGATTTCTTTCTGGCATCATTAGGGTCTCTTTCATAAGAATCAATCTTTATTTTCTCGTGTCTAAGTTTCCATTCATCCCATATCTTTAATCTTCTAGCATATTCCTTCTGTGCCCTTGCTTTGTAGAATTTCTCTAATTGTTGCGTAGCCTCTAATTCTAGCTCGTCCTTTCGTAAAAGAACTTTGCTTCGGAATTTTTTTAATGCTTCCTTGTCAAGCCATACCCCCCTTAATTCCATATTTGACAAAGCAATTACAAGACTTGCTTCGGTCTCTAACAGGGAAGATATGCCCTGCTTTTCTCCCTGCAATTTCTGTTTTTCATAGATAGGAATGAGGTATTCAATATCTGTAATAGCATATTCTATGTATTCTTCGCTCCAAGCATCTATACCATAACTCGCTATACTTTCTGCAAATACACCATTCCAAAAATCATCTCTTATCTCTTTATCAATCTCAATCTTAAAGTATCTTTTAAGAAGGTCTTTAAGACCAAATCTAAAATACTTACCAGCATAAAGAACTTTTTCAGCTTCCTGTGTACACCACACATAATCTATGCTAAAGTTATTAACTTTCAGCATCTTAGCATCAAACTTTGCATTGTGTGCAACTACAAGTTTATTAGAAGTAATCTTTCCGAGTAACTCTTTCTGGTTATAGCTAAGAAATGTAAAAGGAAACAAATAAGCATTATTCTTAGTGCCTATCTGCACACTCCATAACTCAGATGTGTATGGGTCTAATCCACTGGTTTCTGTATCTACTGCAATGATACTATTATTTTCTATATCTTCTATTGCATCTTGGAATTCTTTAGTTGTTCTAACAAAAACTTTTCTCACAACAACATATCTCCTATTTTATAAACTATCTATCTTATCTAGTATGTATTGAAATATCTTTGGAGCTTGTATATCTAATTTTGCAAGCCCAGTTCCTAGCCCATCTCTTGGAATAATCACAGTAACATTATTTGGAATACTGGCAAAATCCCTATCTATATAAGCTACAGCTTCTTCAAAATCATGGTCATAGAAAAAACTATCAATCCTATTACTAGGAAATCTCTTTGTAACTATACCAATGGCATTAGGCTCCCCCCTCATAGCATTAGCTTGCCCTGCATAACCTTGTCGTATAGTGTTATCTCCAAATAGATAGATGATTTCCCGATTCGATTGCACCTCATCCCGTGTTACCCATTCTTTGAAAACAACTTTTCTCATTATTTTTCAAACCAACCTAAAAATTTAGCAGTCTCTAATATAACAAGTAAAGAATAGATATTATCAACACTTTCATTTAAAAACTCTTCTACCTCTTCTGTGATATTTCTATGAAGCAGGTAATCCTTCAAAGCAGGCAATAAGGTGTTATCTATCCAAAGAGGATTATCAGACACAATACTTTTTACACCATCTTCTTCACGCTCCAAATATGCCATAAAAAAGTCTGACCCACCATATACTAATACAGTAACAGAATACACTCCCCTATCACCGCTTAATGTTCTACTCTCTGATACATTTTGCATAGTTAAATCATTTAATCAATTTAGTAAGTTTTAATAACTTACCTTTGCTGGCATTATTATCACCACCATTGACTTCCCAAGTAATGTTATTTAGTAGCCTCTTTAATCTATCAGTCTTTATTCCTATAAATACCTCATTATTGAACACTTCATCAGACAATAGAAACAGCCAGTAATCTGCTTTAGTAGTGGTAATACCAGAATCTTTTGAACCTTGTTTATGTTCTATGAAGATATTACCAGTAGTACCTGCTTTATAATCTCTTTTTACTTCTGCCTTATTTAATGCTTCTACTAATACATTCTCCCCATCTTCTCCATCAAGCATATCACAGATGAATTTGAAGTCGTGTCCATCAAAGGCTTGTTTTGTAGCAAGCCTTTTCTTTACCAAATCTCTTAGTAAACTTTCATCTTCATCTGTCCAGTTATCTTTTCTTCCTTGTTTTGCTCTTATTGACATTCAACCTCTCTTGTGCCGCTTCGTTCAGCAACCCTAGTGTATCTTCCCTTACTGTGTAGTAAACATCTACAACATCCTCTACATTATTATCAAATTCATATGTAAGCTCAAGATGCTCAAACTCCATATTACCTAAATTCAAATTACTCTTAAATACTACTTTTGTATATGCCATATCTTCAAATCCTTCTCAATCAACCGCCGTTACTCTAACCAACGTCAGTTTTCTTAAATCCAGTATGGGGCTATAAGGTTGCCACCCCGAAGTATTATATCGTGAATCTTCGGCACACGTCTGTAGTATGACTACAGAATTACCTGCGAGTAGGTTTCTTATAGGTCTTACCAGTAGATTTCGTGCCTCTCCTACTGCGACCACGAGGCTCTTCCTCTTCTCCCTCTTCGGATGATTTACCAGCATAGTTTCCTTCTGTTGTTTGGAGACTAGCACTAAATCCTTCTCCACTCTTGAAATCCTTCCACCACAGAGCAACCCTATATTGTTCACCACCAACCTTAATCTGCCCAGTATAATCTGGGGCGTTATCATTCCTATCCTTTGCCTCTGAATTATCAAACAGCAATCCAGTTCCTTCATTCTCAATAATCATAGCCATAATTTTTACACTCCAATTTTTTTGTTATTAGTTTTATCTCTCCCAATTCGGGATTGTGCCTCAACTCAATCTTATCCGTATGATACATCGTTTCTTCAAATTTGTCAACCAAAATTTCAAGAAAAAGTCCAATTATCAAAATCATAATACAACTCACAGTGCTTATCCGATTTAGCTATATGGTGATACTTGGATTTCAAACAATACACCTTTATAGGTTGGAATGAATCATTTCTATCCTTCCATAAACTTAATATAAAATCAGATGAATTAAACCAGTTACTACTATGAGCGATATGATAAGGTGTAACAATAGGATAATTCCTGCTACCTTTACTACTAATAGTAGTCATTTTAGTGGGATGAGCAACTATGAATACATGAACATCGTACTTAACAGCAAACTCACCTACCTCATTAAGTAAATTCTTGATATAACTGTGTTCTATATCGGAATCAACCCTAATTCTACTATATGGGTCTATGACCAGTATCTTGGTTCCATTCTTTAATATAGACACTTTAGCTAACGCTAGTATTTCCTCTAAAGTAGCTACTTTTGGCTGTATCAAACTAAACTTGCTATTCAACCATTCAGCAGAAGTCTTAAATTCATCATAGGACATATAATTAGGACTTTCACTATCTAAGGACAGCCCCGTATCAATGCAAGCCAACCTACCAACGTGTAATTCCAAAGGCTTTGTCTCTGGAGAGAACAAAGCTGTATGTATGCCATTCTGCTTTGCATAGCCTACTAATAAATTATCTAGTAGCACCGACTTAAAACTCTCTGGCGTTCCAGTAACCAATGTTATCAAACCTGTCTGTAGTGTATAAAGCTCATCGAATGCTTCAATGCCACACCTCAGCCCAGATTCAAGACCATGCTTGTAAAAATCCTGCAAAGAACCATTAAGGTCAGATACTTGAACTAACCCTTTTAACATTGGCTTAGCATCTAGTATCACATCCAGTAAATGTTCTACACCATATTTCACAAGCACATCATTTGCATCCTTGCAATCAGGAGGATATTCTACTGTAAAACATTTATCTATACCTATCCTAGTAGCTAATTCTTCACGAAGCCTTCTACCCTTGTAATCAGCATCTGTAACAAATACGACTTCATCTACGCTGGTTAAAATTGTCTGTATATCTGGGTCGTCCAAAAATGGCAGGGCTGGAACTACCTTTGTACGTCCTTCTTCCTCTACAGAGGCTCCATTTGGCACACTAAGCGTATATTTGAACCCTGCTTCATACAAAGATAATAGGTCGCAATTTCCAGTAACAGATATGCACTCATCTTGTCTTACTATCAACATTCCACTTGGAACAGTTACACAAAATACTTCACCATTATACTCAACTTCTTCTGGATTAGAAATAGATTGATAACTAGTATAAGTCTTATTATACAAAATAGATACTTTGAACCATTTACCATAAGCATTCTCCCTGTGTATAACAGTAGAAACCTTACCTGTTGTATGTGCTAGTGTTTGAACAAATACAGCGTTCTCCTCATATTTAGATGAATATTCTGTTTGGTTTCTATTTGGCACAGTATTACCATCCCAAAATACTAATTCATCTAGTAATAAAATTCTCTGATGAAGAGATAGGTCTGCAATCCAACTATGTGGAAACATTCTTCCAAACATCCAATCCTTTCTTTCTACACCAAAGAAAGTATAGCCATTCTTCTGGACAGATTCTGTATATTCTACACCTGTTGTGTCTAGTAACTCTCGGAACCTATCAATTTTCCTCTGCTTCTTAAAAGAGATTTTTATTCTTCCATTACGTTGAAAAGAGGCATCAGCCGACACAGCCACATTTAACCTTATTTGGCTATCTGTTAAATCAATTCCCGAACCATCTATAAAACCAACTCTTGGAGCATTATAAGCTGTAGGGATATGACTATCAGCAGAAAATTTCTTTATAATGCCTTTACTATTCTCCCCAACCAGATTATGTTGTCTTGTTGTAGTCAATGAGTAGCGTTTCTTATTTACTCTTTTAAGTAAATTAGTTCTGCATTTCTTCTTGATATATGCTAAAGGCTTAACAAAAGAAATACCATCTTTACTCCATTGAGCTATACTAGTATTCCTATTGTTAACAAAATCTCTTATATTAACCCATCCAGATGGTGTTAAAACATCTGTATAGAAAGGAAAACACTCACCTTCAACAATATGAATCTTCTTAGTAGCCAATAACCCGTCTTCAAA